ACCGGCCAAGATTGCGCCACGGTTTCAGGGTCGATCTGAGGGGTTGATCCGCAGGGTGCCGGCGATGGCCTGACGGACGTGGCCGGCCTCCAGCACAGTGCCAGGGTGGGCAGCGGCGAAGAGACGCAGCCGGCCGAGCGGGGAGTCGGGGGCCGGGGGCTTGTCGGCCAGCTCGGCGCCAGCGATCTGGAGGGCGAAGGTCAGGTCGTCGTCGTTCATGGCGCCAGCGTAAGACGTAGGACTGACAGCCGGCACTGGATTACCGGGGCGCTCCCGCGCCCCCAGGTCGTAAGTGGCTCTGCTCCGTGGCGCCCTCCAGGGCGCCCCTGCGGCTTCGCTGCCTGCAGCCCCTTCGCCGTCGCCTCCAGCTCAGGTGGCCGCCGCCAGGCGGCCCAGCCTCGAAGCCTCACTGTGTAAGTGTGACCACCGTCACGCAAAGACGTCCTTCTGAAGACCAAGATCATTTGGCTCTTTGTAAGTGTAAGTGAGTAAGACGTAAGGCGAAGTAGCAGGCTGGAGGCCCTGTCGGGCCTCGCTTACCAGAGCTCCTTACTACTTACTGCTTGCCTCCAAGACTCCCTCGGGTTGACAGCTCATGGCAGCCGCCTGTTCAGGCGGGACGTCACCGAGGGCTCAACTTCCACGTCGGGGGTGACGATGCCGAACTGGGAAGGGTCGGACAGGCGCTCACGCCTGCCGGCCGACTGGCCCAAGATCCGGCTCCGTGTGCTGCGGCGAGACGGAGGGCAGTGCACCGCGCTGACTGAAGCGGGTGGACGCTGCGACTCGCTCGCATCCGACGTGGACCACATCCGACCAGGCGACGACCACAGCATGGAGAACCTTCGATCGCTGTGCTCCTGGCATCACCGCCAGAAGTCCTCCCGCGAGGGAGCTGAGGCCGCGCACGCCAGACGTCGCGCGATCCAGAAACGCTTCAAGCGGGACGAGGCCCACCCCGGCCTCCTGTAAGACCCGCGCTCCAGGCTCCTCCCCCGCCTGTTGAGCGCGAGCGCCCCCGAGTCCTCCTCTCGCTCGGGTGAGGCGCCGCCCCCTGGCCAACCACCAGGGGGCCGAGACTTCCATCCCCCCAGGAGGTGACCGGTGACCGGTTTCGAGATCGCATGGGCCGCCTGGGCGGGGGCCTTCGTGGTGATCGAGGGCATCGCCCTCTACCGCAAGCAGCCGGGCGACACGCTCTCCGAGCAGGTCTGGCGGATCTTCGGGACTCGGCGCGACGTCGAGTACACCAAGCCGGGCCGGCAGCCCACTGGGCTGCTCCGACTGCGGCGCTTCGCGCTGGTCGCGTTCCTCGCGTGGATGTCCATCCACTTCCTGACGGGCGGGCTCGTCTGATGTGGGACCGCAGAGCCAAGGTGCTCAAGGTCAAGGACGGCGACACCCTCCTGATCGAGATCGACCAGGGCTTCGGCGACAGCAAGAAGCTGAGCCTGCGCCTGCTCGACGTGTTCGCCCCCGAGAAGGACGAGCCGGGCGGGCCTGAGACCCGCGAGTTCGTCGAGACCTGGCTGAACGAGCACGACCCGGACGGCGACGAATGGCCGTTCGTGGTGAAGTTCGAGCGCAACCGCTCCGACACGGGCGAGGTCATCACCTTCAACCGGTACGTCGGGACGCTGACCGCGTTCGACGGGTTCTCCAGCCTCGGCGAGGACATCAACGCCTTCGTGGCAAGCAAGGGCTACGGCCACGGGATCGGCTTCGAGGAGGCTGCGTGACCAAGGCCCTGTACTTCACCTCGCCGATGTGCCGGCCGTGCCGCGGTTTCGGGCCCATCCTCCTGGCCGAGCTCGCCGAGCTCGGGGTCGAGGTGGAGAAGATCGACGTAAGTACCGGCGCCGGCCTGGACAAGGCCGACTCCCACGACGTGGTGACCGTTCCCACTGTCGTGATCGAACGGGATGGCGAGGAGATCAGCCGCTTCGGCGCACTCCTCGGGGACTCACTGAAGGACGCCCTCGGCGTCCTCCGATGAAGGGAGGTGACCGGTGGGCGCTCGCGGCCCCATTCCCAACCGTGAGTCCGACCTCGCGCGCCCCCGGTCGCGCAAAGGTACGGACGAGCAGGAGACGAAGAAGGGCATGATGCGGCCGGTGCGGATTCCCCGCGCCGACCCCGACTGGCACCCCGCTGCCAAGCAGCTCTACGAGTCCCTGAAGAAGTCCGGCCAGTCCGACTTCTACCAGCAATCCGACTGGGCCTACGCCTGGGCGCTGATGGACGACTTCTCGCACTACAAGAAGTCCTCCAAGCGCAGCGCGCAGATGGCCCAGACCCTGTACTCCGCGCTCGGCAACCTGCTGGTGACCGAGGGAGATCGGCGCCGTGTGCGCATCGAGCTCCAGGAGCCCGAGCCGGAGACCACTCCGGCCTCTGTCCTTGCCATCGCCGACTACAAGAGGGACCTCGGGGTGGAGTAACGACCCTGGGAGGTGACCCTTGGCGAAGCAAGCTGTCCTGACGCCCGAGGAGATCGACCTCCTGGAGCCGTCGTTCATCGGCCCCACCTGGCAGAAGGACGCCTTCGGGCGTTGGGTCCTGCCGGGCAAGACGCTGGGCTGGCAGATCGCCGGCTGGTGTTCGGAGTACCTGCTCGCCGAGGACGGCGGGCCCTGGAAGTTCACGCGCGAGCAGCTTCGGTTCGTCCTCCACTGGTACGCCGTGGACGACGACGGGCGGTTCATCAACCGCAAGGGCGTACTCCAGCGCATGAAGGGCTGGGGCAAGGACCCGCTGCTCGCGGTGCTCTGCCTCGTCGAGCTGGTCGGCCCGTCGCGCTTCTCCCACTGGGACGAGGCCGGCGACCCGGTCGGCATCCCTCACCCGCGTGCGTGGGTTCAGGTCACCGCGGTGAACCAGTCGCAGACGACGAACACCATGTCGCTGATCCCGTCGCTGATGTCGGACAACTTCAAGGCGAAGTACGGCGTCAAGGACGGCGCGGTCCTGATCCGCGCGATGGGCGGCAAAGCCCGCCTCGAAGCCGTGACGTCGTCGTACCGCGCCCTCGAAGGTAAGCGGACGACGTTCACCCTGCTCAACGAGACCCATCACTGGGTGAGCGGGAACAACGGCCACAAGATGTACGAGACGATCGACGGTAACGCGACCAAGCAGGACAGCCGTTACCTGGCGATCACCAACGCTTACCTGCCCGGCGAGGACTCAGTCGCCGAGCGGATGCGTGAGTCCTTCGAGAAGATCCGCGAGGGGCGCGCGGTCGACGTCGGCTTCATGTACGACTCGATCGAGGCGCACCCGGAGACTCCGCTCACGCCCGAGGCCCTGCACATCGTCATCCCGAAGATCCGCGGTGACGCGGTCTGGCTGGTGCCGGCCACGATCATCCAGTCCATCCTGGACACGACCATCTCTGCCTCGCGCTCTCGGCGTATGTGGCTGAACCAGGTCGTGGCCGAGGAGGACGCGATCTACGGGCCGGCCGAGTGGGACCCGCTGCTCGACGAGGGCAAGAGCCTGAAGCCGGGCGACGAGATCGTCCTCGGGTTCGACGGCGGCAAGAGCTCGGACTCAACCGCCCTGGTGGCGCTGAGGGTTCGGGACATGCACGCTGTGCTGCTGAACATCTGGGAGCACCCGGAGGGTGAGGCAGCCAAGGACTGGACGGTCCCGCGCGGCGAGGTCGACTCGGCCGTGCACGAGGCGTTCCGCATGTTCGACGTGAAGGCGTTCTTCGCTGACGTCGCGCTGTGGGAGTCGTACATCGCCGACTGGTCGGAGACGTACGGCGAGCGCCTGGGCGTGAAGTCGCCGACCGGCAAGGACGCGATCGGCTGGGACATGCGTGGCTCGCAGAAGACAGTGACGCTCGCGCACGAGCGCCTGATGCGCTCGATCTTCGACAAGAAGGTCTCCCACGACGGGGACCTGACGCTGCGCCGGCATGTGCTCTCAGCTCGCCGTCGCACGAACAACTACGGCATCTCCTTCGGCAAGGAGTCGAAGGACTCGCCGCGCAAGATCGACGCCTACGCGGCGCTGATGCTCGCGCACGAGGCGCTGTACGAGCTGCGTACGCGCGGCAAGAAGGTCCGGAAGCGTTCCGGGCGCGGCTACTTCCTGTAAGGACGTGTAAGTGTGACACAGAAGGTGGTGAGGCATGGCTGACACCAGCCCAGTGACGCTGGCGAAGGAACTCCTCGCCATCCTCGATCGCGACGAGCACCGTCTCCAGCGGATCGACAACTTCATCCGCGGCCGGCACGACGACCCGTACATGCCGCCCCAGGCGGACGACGAGTACAAGCTGCTGGCCAAGCGTGCGGTGTCCAACTGGATGCCCCTGCTGATCGGGACGCCGGCCCAGGCCCTGTACGTGGACGGCTTCCGGCCGGGCACGTCCAGCTCGGGCCTGCCCCAGGCGTCGTCCTCGACGAGCCCGGCCTGGTCGCACTGGCAGCGTTCGCGCATGGATGCGCGGCAGGCCGCGGTCTACCGGGGCGCCCTCGGCTTCGGTCACTCCTTCGTGCTGACGGAGAAGACGAAGAAGGGCGTGGTCTCCAAGGGTCTGTCGGCGAAGAAGACCGCGGCCCTGTACGAGGACCCCGCGAACGACGACGACCCGTACGCCGCGCTGACGATCACCGTGTTCCCGAAGGGCGACAAGCCGGGCAAGGCCCGGATGTTCGACGCCCGCTACGAGTACGCGGTGTCGTTCGCTTCGATCTCCGACCTCGACTCGGTCAGGGTCGGCGGCCGGAAGCTGCACGGCTCGACCGAGTGCCCGGTCACCCGGTTCGCGGCCCAGGTCGACCTCGAAGGCCGCACGGTCGGCGTGGTCGAGCCGATGATCCCGCTTCAGAACCGGATCAACCAGACGATCTTCGACCTCCTGGTCGCGCAGACGTACACCTCGCACGAGGTGCGGTACGCGACCGGCATGGCGCCGCCCCTCCAGATGGAATTGCTGGACGAGGCCGGCCAGGTCACCACCGATCCGGCGCTCGCGGTCGACACCCGGCCCAAGCTGGACGCGGCCGGCAACCCGATGCCGGCTCCGGTCAACCACAATGCGCGCCGGTTCCTCTTCGCCGAGGACCCCGACGTGAAGTTCGGCAGCCTGCCGGCCGGGCCGATCACTCCGCTGATCGAGTCGGTCGACATGAGCATCCGGCACCTGGCCGCGATCAGCCAGACCCCGCCACACCACCTGCTGGGTCAGATCGCCAACCTGTCCGCCGAGGCCCTGCTCGCCGCCGAGACGGCGCTGAGCCGGAAGATCACCGAGTTCCAGTCTCTCTTCGGAGAGGCGTGGGAGCGGGTGTTCCGGATCGCCGCGGAGATGGAAGGCGACACGGCCGGCAACGAGGACTACGCGGGCGAGGTCCAGTGGCGTGACATGGAGTCGCGCTCCCTGGCGCAGGCCGCTGACGCGCTCGGCAAGCTCGCCGACCAGCTCGGTATCCCCAAGCGTGGTCTGTGGAAGCGGGTGCCCGGTGTGACGCAGACCGAGTACGAGGACTGGGAGCAGATGGCCGAGGAGGACGACTCCGTTGGCCAGCTCGCTACCGCGTTGACGCGGGCCACCCCGTCCACCGACACGATCCCCGCTTCACCTGATGGCGGGGTGGTCGCCGCGTGACCAGCACAGCCCGACAGGCTGAGGCTGATCGCGCTGCCATCGCGTTCCAGACGGCGCTCACCGAGATTGGTGCGGCGACCGTCGCGGACGCGATGAAGCTGTGGGACGACGTCCCGGTCACAAGCCGGGCGTCGACCGCCACTTCGTGGCTGAGGCGTGCCATCACGCTGGTGATGGGCCGGCGCCGACAGAGCCGCGACCTGGCCCGCGCCTACTACCGCCTGGTCCGTGCACTGCGGACCGGGACCACGGTGGCGGACCCGTACCACCCCGAGCCGACGTACATCACGATCGACGTACTGCGGCGGGAGTTCGCCGAGCTGACCAAAACCCCTGAGCGCCCCCAGGAGGGGCCCGCAAGCGGGGACCAGGCCAGCACCCCGGACACCTCCTCGTCGGCCGCGACCGGCCAAGCTGGGGAAGCCGACGAGGGGGCTACGCCCAACGGTGACCAGGCCCGCGAAGACGAGCTCGATCGCATCCTCGTCGAGGAGATCGAGCGGCTTCGTGAGGCGGAGGAGCAGATCGAGCGCGAGGCGGAGCAGGAGCTGCGCCTGGTCCTCGAAGCCCTTGGGACCAACAACCTCCAGAAGAAGGTCGACGCGATCGACGGCGCCAGGAGCGCTGACGATGTCGACCAGGCTCGGGAGGAAGCGCACCAGCAGGCCGGCGCCCGTCAGGCGGCAGCCGCTGAGCGCGTGGCCCTGAACGGCGCCCGCTCCACGGTGTGGAACCACATGCAGCGCGACCGCCGAGTCATCGGCTACATCCGACTTTCGCGTACCGGCACCCCTTGCGGGTGGTGCGCGATGCTCATCTCTCGTGGTCCGGTCTACCGCTCGCAGAACTCGGCTGAGTACGCGGACGGCGACCGCTACCACGACAACTGCCACTGCTACGCGGAGCCTGTGTTCTCGCGCGAGCAGTACAACAGCTCGTCTGCGTACGAGCTGAACCGCCGGTACGAGGAGCTGTGGCCCCAGGTCACACGCGGCCTGTCCGGTAAGGCGGCTGTCGCCGCCTGGCGCCGGTTCATCCGGCAGGAACAGAAGGCCGCAGCCCAGGAGGCTCGGCGATCCACAACGAGCGTCCAGGAGGCGTAACAGTGTCTGAGCAGGAAACCCCCAGCACCGAGACTCCGAACGAGGAGACCCCGCAGACGCCCCCGGAGGGCGAGACCCCCAAGGGCGACGAGGCGGGATCGACCGAGGAGAAGCCGACCGAGGAGACCGTTCCGCCGGAGGTGCTTCGCAAGAAGCTGACCGACGCGAACGCCGAGGCGGCCAACTACCGCACCAAGCTCCGTGAGACCGAGGCCAAGCTCTCCAGCGCCAAGACGGTGGAGGAGTTCGAGGCTGCGACCTCCGAGCTGCGCGGGCAGATCGAGGCGCTGGAGCGGCAGATCCTGCTCAAGGACGTGGCAGCGAAGTACGAGCTGCCTGCCGCCCTGGCCAAGCGCCTGTCGGGCAGCACCCCCGAGGAGCTGGAGGCCGACGCGAAGGAGCTTCAGAAGCTCGTCGCTCCCTCGGCCCCCGAATCGCTCAGCGGCGGCCTCAACCCTGACGACGGGGAGGACTTCGACCCCGTCAAGGCCGCTCGGGCTGCGCGTAAGCGCAGCTACTGACCCATACCCCGGTGTGCAAGTTGCGCACACCGAGCCTCCCCGCATCCTCTACTGACAGGAGAACCACTCCGTGGCTTACACCCCGCACGATGTGATCAAGCCCGACAAGATCGCAGCGACCGCTGCGGTCGCGCTCGAAGAGTCCCTGGTCGTCCCGGCCGTCTTCCAGCGCGAGGGCATCGACCAGTTCAAGGGCGCCAAGAACGACGCGATCAACATCAAGGTCGAAGGCGTTCTGCCCTACCGCACCTACGGGTGGCGGAACGACCGCACGACCGAGCTCCAGTTCGACACCTACGCCGAGAAGACCGTCCAGGTCACCTTCGGCGGGGACGTCTACTCGGCGCTCCAGCTCACCGACGAGCAGAACGACTTCGACCTCAACGGCTGGGCCAAGCTGATGGCCAAGCAGACCGAGGCGGTCGGCAAGGGCCTGGAGTACCAGGCGGTCGACTACCTGATCGACGCCCCGTACGAGGTCACCCTCGGCGGCGCGGTCTCCGGCCGTTCCCTGCGCTCCACCCTGATCCGGGCGCGCGAGGTGCTGAACAAGTTCCGCGTCCCCAAGGAGGGCCGCACCCTCCTGGTCGGTTCCGGCTGGGAGAACGCGCTCCTGTCGGACCCGGACCTGAACCTCGCCTCCAACGTGGGTGAGTCCGAGGCGGTCTCCGCCCTGAAGGAGGCCACCCTCGGTCGCCGGTACGGCTTCAACATCGTCACCTCCGACGAGCTGCCGGCCGACTTCGCCGTGGCCATGGTCTCGTCCGCGTTCATCTTCGCGACCGGCGCCCCGAGCGTCCCGCAGTCCGTTCCGTTCGGCGCCTCCGCGTCGTACAACGGCGTGGCCCTGCGCTGGATTCGTGACTACGACTCGACCCGCCTGACGGACCGGTCGATCGTGAACACGTACAAGGGCTTCCGCACCGTGTCCGACTTCCTGATCGGCCGCGACAACGCCAACCCGAGCCAGGGCTTCGTCTCCGAGTACGAGCACTTCGTGCGCGCGATCAAGCTCGACCTCGACCTCGGCAACGACGTGCTGCCCGACCCGGACGGCCCGGACGCCAAGCAGAAGGAGCTGTTCGACATCACCGGCATCGGTGGAACGGCTGACGGCCCGACCGTCTGATCCGGCTGAGTGAGCGGGCGGGGTGTGCAAGTTGCGCATCCCGCCCCTCCTCGTGAGTGAAGGAGAACCACCTTGGCGAACTTCGCCACACTCGAAGAGCTGAAGGCTCGCCTCGACTGGACGCTCGACGCTGACGAGGAGCGCATCGCGACCTCAGCCCTGGAGGACGCCTCCGACCTGGCCAGCTTCCATGCCGGCCGCGACTGGCCGGACGCCGCCTCCGCCCCTCGCCTCGTGCGGACACTGGTCCTCAAGGCGTGCAAGCGGTACATGACCAACCCCTCGGGCTACACCCAGTCCCGAGCAGGCGACGAGACCCTGGGCTGGAACGACACCCAGGGCGAGAACGCCGGCACCGTCTACTTCACCAGCGAGGAGCAGAAGCTCCTCCAGGAGATCGGCGGGCGCAAGCCCGGCCTGCTCTCCGCACAGGTCTCCGCCTGGGGCTCGGTACGCCGAGACGTGGCGGCCGGCCTGGTCCCGGTCGCGCAGCCGACCCCCGACTCCAAGCCGTTCCCCCTCTTCGCTGACGAGGTGGAGCCCTGGTGAGCTCGATGCAGCGAAGGCGCGGCGTGACCGCGACGATCTGGAAGAGCCGCAAGCACACCGACAACCGCGGCAACGAGATCCTTGTCGCCGACGCGGACGGCCCGCACACCGTCAGGTGCGCTGTGATCCCGCAGCGTTCGGCCCGAGCCGAGGTCCCCGGCCAGCAGCAGATCAACATCACCCGCATGATCGTGGCCGCCGACCTCGAAGGCGTCGAGCTGTGGTCTCGCGTGGAGATGCTGGGCAAGCAGTGGGACATCGTGACCCCGCCGGCCTACCACCACGGCGACCGCAAGACGCGGCACTGGGCGATCGACATCCGCGAGAGGCCGAGCTGATGGCCTACATCTACAAGGGCCTGAACGGCAAGAAGATGTCCGAGATCATCGCCTCCCTCCCCGAGGTGCAGGACGAGGTCGACGCGCGGGCGTTCGAGATCGGCGTACGCGCTGAAGAGCTCCTGCTCCAGCATCGCGCCGAGGGCATCGCACAGATCGACATCGCCAAGGGCGACATCGACACCTACGTGGTCCTCGAAGACACCAACGGCACCAACGCCAAGAGCAACGCCAACTCCGCGATGTCCATCGAGTTCGGCCGCTCCGCGTACGACGTGGAGGTCGTAGACCAGCAGGGCCAGTACGTCACCGAGTACACGGTCGGCGCGATGGAGGGTCTGCACATCCTCGAAACCGCATCCCACCTGCCGAAGAAGCACGGCCCCGCGGTCAAGGTCCACCGCCAGAAGATCCGGATCATCCGGCGCAAGAAGAAGAAGACCAAGAAGCGCGGGGGAGGTAGAGGCTGATGGCTGGACTCCCTCCGGAGATCAAGGCGCTCGCCGAACTCTCCCCCGTGGAGGATCTGATGCTCGCCATCCTCCGGGATGGTTTGCCCGGTATCGCGGTCAAGTCCCTGATCGCCAAGGACCAGACGTTCCCGCTCGTTCTCGTACGCCGCGACCCGTCCTTCGGGAACTGGACGGGCGACACCCGATTCCTCGACGCAGCCCGCGTCGCGGTGCACGTCTTCTGTCAGGACCCTGACGGTGACGAAGACGCTGCGATCCTCTCCGAGGCAGTGCGCGTCGTGATCCGCGACGCCTGGCTCGGACAGAAGGTCGTGCCTGGACGCGGCCACATCACACGGGCCGACCTGTCCGGCGCCCCTCGCCGAGTGAGCGACTGGGCCACCGCGACAGGCCCGGTCCAGTACGCGGACCTCCCGACCGGTGTCTGGCGCTACGAGGCGACCTACGACATCGAGATCCGCAAGCCGCGCAACCGCCCGTACCCCATCCCGTAAGGAGAACCCTTCGTGGCACTGAACGACAACGCCACCCTCGTCATCGGCTCCGGCAACTACCTGACCGCCCCGGTCGGTACCGACATCCCTGCCGACCTGCTCGTCCCGACGTCCCCCTGGGAGGCCGTGGGTCACACCAGCCTGGAGGACATCTTCTCGATCTCCTCCGAGGGTGGCGAGGCCACCGTCATCGGCTCGCTCCAGAACAAGTCGCTGCGCACCAAGTACAGCGCGCGGACCGAGACCATGACGTTCACGCTCCAGCAGTTCGACGTCCCCGGCCTGAAGCTGTACTACGGCTCCAACGCTCCCGTCCTGCCGGACGGTTCGGTCGGCGTCCCCTCCGACCCGACCCCGACCACGGCCGCGTTCCTCGCGGTGTTCGTGGACGGCGACAACCACTTCGCCTTCTACGCCCCGAAGGCCGAAATCTACCGAGCGGACGACGTGTCCTTCGGTGACACCGAGTCCCTGGCCGGCCTGCCGATCGGCGTGAAGCCGATGGCGTACGGCAACAACTCCTGGACGTACTCGATCACGCCGCTTGGTGCAAGTGTCGCGACCGGTGCGACCGCCGGCTCGCCGGGCTCCTTCACCCCGGACGGCTCCATCGCGCCGGCCAACCTGGCTGCGATGGCCAACGTCATCGCGACGCCGACCACGGCCTGGACCAGCGGCCAGTACGTCACCCTGGGCGACGCCTCCAAGGCGTACTGGGACGGCGACTCCTGGGCGGCCGGCCAGGCTCCCTGATCCGACCTCGGTCTGATCTTCCCCGGTGTGTAAGTGGTGCGGACCTCCTTGCACACCGGGGGCCCTTCGGGGCTTCTCGTTCGACGGTCCGCGCTCTGTTCCCCCCTACAACTTGGAGGTCCGCAACCCCATGGCCACGTTCTCTCTCGACTCCATCCGTGCCGCTGCCGAAGCGAAGTACGGCTCGACCGACATCGACCTCGGCGACGGCTTCACCTGCCGGCTGCTCAACCCGCTGCGCCTGCCGAAGGAGAAGCGCGCCGAGCTGCTGAAGATCCAGGACAAGCTCGACGGCGAGGACGCCGACCAGGAGCTGGTGCTCGCGGACGCGATCCGCCTGATCGCCGAGAACGAGAAGGCCGGCGAGGCCCTGCTCGCCGCGGTTGGCTCCGACCTCGCGCTGCTCGCGCAGATTTTCGCCACGTACAGCGAGGGCACGTCGGTGGGGGAAGCCTCGGCCTCGCAGAGCTGATCGACAAGTACGGCGAGGGTATCTACCCCGACCTGCTCTTCCACTACGGAGTGGACCTCACAGAGGTGATCGCAGGTCGGGGGCCCTCCCCCGCGCTCGTCCTCGCGCTCGTGCAGAGGCTTCCCGACACCTCGCTCACCATGGCCCTCGCGTCGGGCGGCCGTGAGCACTTCGGCTGGGGGCTCGACCGCCACATCGCAGCCGACATCTTCGACGCGATCAACCAGAACACCAGGGCCACCGGCCAGTGGGGCAAGGGCAAGGCGCCCAAGATCCCGCTGTGGCCCCGCCCGAAGGTCTCCAAGAAGAAGGAGACGAAGAAGGACAGCCCGGCTCGCCGCGTCTCCGTGGCGGATCTCTACAAGAAGTTCACCACCAAGCGGAGGTAAGCGATGCCACAGGGTCAGGTCATCGGGCGCGTCAGCGTCCGCGTCCTGCCGGACACCGACGAGTTCCGCCGGAAGGCCGAGAACCAGCTCAGCAAGATCGAGAAGCAGCTCAAGGTCGACGTCCAGGTCATCCCCAACATGGCCGGCTTCGAGCGCCAGTTGCTCACTGAGGTCGGCAAGATCAGCCAGCGCAACCGCCAGTCGGACGCGCGCAAGGTCAAGCTCTACACCCGGATCGACACGTCGACCATGACGGGGGAGCTGGCCAAGGCCATCCGGCAGTACAACGCGAAGGCGCAGTCGGGCAGCAAGGTCCAGCTCCAGACGGAGCTCGACGCTGGCGACGTCCATCTGAAGATCAGCGACGAGTCGCTGCGCAAGATGAGCGACCAGCTCAAGGACTGGCGCGACCGCAACTCCCCGCTGAAGATCAAGATCGAGCCGGACGTCGCGGCCTCCTCCTCGCTGGCGACCTCCGCCCGGCTCGGCGTACTGACCCGGCCCCGCACGGTGTCGATCATCCCGAAGCTGAACGAGGCCGCGGTCGCCAAGGTGGGCACGGCCCTGGCCATGCTGTCCGGCGCCCGCGTGCTGAAGAAGCTCTTCGGTGAGATCGGCGAGACCCTGATGAACCTGGACCGCAGCGTCCCGGTCATCGGCTCCATCGCCGCAGCCATCGCTGGCGTCGCCGGCTTCGCGCTGTCGGCCGCGAGCAACCTCTTCTCCCTGTCGGCGTCGCTGGCGCAGATCGGACCAACGGTCGCCCTGCTGCCCGGACTCATGGGCGGCTTCGCGGTCGGCATCGGCGTCACCATCGCCGCGCTGAAGGACTTCAACAAGGTCGTCCCCGAGGTCAAGCAGACCCTCTCCGGCCTCCAGAACGTCATCAGCAAGAACTTCTGGGCCAAGGCCGCGGAGCCGATCCGCAGCATGGTCGACTCCCTGCTCCCCGCCTTCCGTAAGGGAGTCGCGGACACGGCCACCCAACTCGGCGGCTTCTTCGGGTCGTTCGCCAAGAACCTCGGCACCTCCCTCTCGCCGGCCATGGGCCAGATGTTCGACGACCTCTCGAAGTCGATCAACATCGCGACCACCGGCACGGGCGCTTTCGCCGACATCATCGCGACCCTCGGCAAGGTCGGCACGTCCTACCTGCCGCAGCTCTCGCAGTGGTTCGTCAACCTGTCCAAGCAGTTCGCCGACTTCCTCAAGCGGAAGGGCGAGAACGGGATCAAGGCCGAGATCGACGAGGGCATCCAGGCCCTGAAGGATCTGGGCGGCATCCTCTACAACGTCTACGGCATCCTGTCCGGCGTCGCGAGGGCGGCGACCGAGGCGGGCGGTTCGTCGCTGGCGTCGCTGAACAACGCGCTGGCGAACATCCACAAGACGGTCGACTCCCCCGGCTTCCAGTCCGGCCTGGTCGCCGTCTTCCAGGCCGCGCACCAGGCGATGGACACCATCGCCACCAAGTCCGGGCCGGCAGTCGAGAACCTGTTCAAGCAGCTCGGCCAGCTCCTGACGACGGTCCTGCCGCAGGCCGGCGTGATCATCGGTACGGCGCTCGGTGCGGTCGCTGACGCGCTCGCGCAGCCCGCGGTGACCCAGGGCATCACCATGCTGTTCAACGGGCTTGAGGGCGCCGTGACGAAGCTCGCCCCCGCGCTGGCTCCCGTTGGTAAGGCGCTCGGCGCGATCTTCCAGGTCGTCGGTCAGGCCCTGCCGATCTTCGCCGAGCTCGTCTCGACGGCGATCACCCCGCTGGCGAACGCCTTCGCGCAGCTCCTTCCGCAGCTCTCGCCGATCATCACCCTGCTCGGCGGCGCACTGACGCAGGCATTCGCCGCACTGGCCCCGGTCATCCAGCAGATGGTCCCGATGGTCGGCGACATGCTCGGCCAGGCGTTCTCGTTCCTCGCGACGATCCTGCCCCCGATCGCGGCGATCTTCCAGCAGATCCTTGAGGCGGCGATGCCGCTGGCGCAGGCGTTCATGGACGCCCTCGCCCCGATCCTGCCGGTCCTCGCCGACGCGCTCGGCGCCGTGGCCACCGCGCTCCAGCCGCTCATCGAGAAGGCGCTCCAGATCATCTCCGCGGTCATCGAGCCGCTTCTGCCGATGCTCTCGGAGGTCATCCAGTCGGTTCTCCCGCCGCTGGCTGACGCGGTCATGCGAGTGGCCGAGGCGCTTCAGCCGTTCATGGACGCGCTGCTCGCGGTCGTGAACTTCCTGATGCCGATCCTCGTACCGGTCATCCAGTTCATCGTCGAGCTGCTGGCCGGCGCCCTGGTCGCTGCGATCAACGGTGTGGGCCTGGTCCTCGAAGGACTCAAGGAGTACTTCGTCGGCATGTGGGAGTACGTCTCCAGTTGGTTCCAGCTCTTCTACGACCTGTTCACCGGGAACTGGAGCAAGCTCGGCGACGACCTGAAGGGAATCTGGGACGGCATCCTCGGGATGCTGAAGGGCGTCTGGGACATCATCCTCGGCGCGCTGGAGTTCTTCTTCAACGTCGGCATCCTCGGCACCGCAGGCAAGGCCCTCAAGGGCTTGGGTGCCCTGTTCAAGGCTGGCTGGAAGGCCGTCACCGACCTGTGCACGGGAGCCTTCGCGGCGATCCGTGGATACCTCGGCCTGTTCTTCACCGGGGCCAAGGGCCTGGCGCTGGACGGAATGAAGGCGATCGGGAAGTTCTTCTCGGACGGCTGGAAGTCCATCACCGGCTACGTCCGGTTGTTCTTCACGGGCGCCAAGCAGATCGTCCTCGACGGCCTGTCGTCCATGAAGCAGTTCTTCGTGGACGGCTGGAACTCGATCCGCACGACCGCAGTGTCCAAGTTCAACGCACTGGTCTCGACGGTCTCCGAGTGGATCGGCAAGGCAGTCGCCAAGGTCAAGGAGCTGCCGGGCAAGGCGAAGTCCGCACTCGGGTCGCTGGGCTCGACGCTGATCGAGGCCGGCAAGGCACTGATCAAGGGTCTGATCTCCGGCATCACCTCGATGTTCGGCGCGGTCAAGTCCAAGCTCGGTGACCTCACCAGCAAGCTGACGGACTGGAAGGGCCCGCTCCCCAAGGACAAGGTCCTTCTCTACAACGCCGGTGTCGTGATCATCAAGGGTCTGATCAAGGGCCTTGAGTCCCAGTACGACAACGTCAAGAAGTCGCTCGAAGGACTCACCTCGCTGATCGGCAAGGCGAAGCTGAGCAAGGGCCTGACGGCCAAGCTGAAGGGCGACCAGGCGCAGCTCAACTCGCTGCTGAAGTCCTGGGACAAGCTGAACGACAAGCTCGACGACGCGAAGAAGAACCTGGCCGACCTCAAGAAGGCCAAGGCCGACTACGCAGCGAGCATCGCGCAGAAGATCATCGACGACGCCAACGTCACGCAGATGGAAGGCGGCTTCACCGGGATCATCGAGCAGCTTACGCAGGCTCGTGATCAGGCCAAGCACTTCGCTGACGTGCTCGGCAAGCTGAAGAAGCTGGGCCTGAACCAGGAGATGTTCGACCAGCTCGCGCAGGCCGGCCCCCAGGCTGGCATGGCTGCGGCTGAGGCGATCCTCGGTGCGGGCCAGGCGGGCGTCGACCAGGTCAACAAGCTCGAAGACCAGATCAAGACCGCGGCCGACAAGGTCGGGGCGACCGCCAGCCAGGTGATGTACGACAACGGCATCCACATGGCTGAGGGACTGGTCAAGGGCCTGGAGTCGCAGGCCGACAAGATCGAGAAGCAGATGCTGAAGATCGCTGACGCGATGGTGAAGGCCATCAAGAAGGCGCTCGGCATCCACTCCCCCTCGCGCGTCGCGAAGAAGCTCGGCTCGTACTTCGGGCAGGGCTTCTCCATCGGCGTGGCCGGCGAGAAGTCCAACATCGCGCAGGCGGTCGAGGACTCCCTGCTCGTCGGCACGACGTCGAGCGGCACGGCCCGGAACATCGCCTCCGCGGTGGGCTCCGCGCTGGGCGGCAACGACACGACGTCGAGCCCGACCAAGGTTCTCAACTACTACGCGGCACCCGGCTCCTCACTCGGCTCCGAGGAGGATCTGTTCGCCGCCGCCAACCGAGCCAGGATGGGATGGTGAAGTAAGTGCCGAAGCTCCTGCTGGTGAGCGGTGCAGACACGATCGACCTCAACGAGATCGACGAGAAGGGGGTGGGGTTCCAGGCCAAGTCCGGTGTGACTGGCCTGGGCCTGCCCCCTGTGTCGGTCCAGTGGCTGGAAGGCGCCGGGGACGGCGCCGTCTACCGCAACACCCGCGTGCAGACCAGGGACATCGACATCCCCATCGAGATCCTGGCGAGCGGTCGGAGCGACCTCCAGGCGAAGCTCTCCCGGCTGGCCCTTGTGCTGGCCGGGGGGTGCTCCCTGGTCCTGGTCGACGACGACGGCTCGACCTGGTCGACCGAGGTTCACCGCGTCGGGGGTGGCGAGTACACCTACGGCGGCGACACAGTCGGCAAGCGCGAGTTCCAGACGGTCATCACCTTCCGTGCCGGCGACCCCTACTTCACCTCCTCGGTGCAGCAGGTACGCACGATCTCCGGAGCGACGTCGGCCGGCTCCTTCCTGTCCAGCCTGACGACGCTGACCGTGGCGCCCTCGCAGGCGATCGGTTCGATCGACCTCTACAACTCCGGTGACGCTCCGGCGTATCCGGTGTGGGAGGTGCGCGGGCCGGGTGACCACTTCGTGGCGACCTCGCCGACCGGCGAGACGCTGAAGTGGAACGGCACCCTCACGTCCACGCAGAAGCTCATCATCGACACCCGCAAGGGCACGGTGGTGGACGAGACCGGCGCCAACCGGTACGACCTGTTGGACACCGCGCCCCGGTTCTGGACCGTCCGGCCGGGCAACTCCACCGCGACGGCGTCCCTGTTGAACACCACCAGCGCCTCGCAGATCACCTGCTCCTGGTATCCCCGGAAGTGGATGGTGATCTGAGTGCGACTGCAAGACATCACCGTCGAGGTGCGCGACAAGGCACTGACGCGGCGGGGCATCATCCGCCCCGAAGAGCTCCAGCTCGAACTCACCGACAACTTCAACAACGTCGGCTCCTGGAAGTTGACCCTGGCGTCGGAGCATCCGCTGTGTGACACGCTGCGGACGCCCGGCTCCGGGGTCATCGTCACCGGTCCCGACGACGTGCTGATGTCCGGGCCCATGGTGAAGTCGGAGTTCGCTTCGACCCCCGAGGACCCGGACGGCACGGTCTCCTTCGAGGGCGTGTCAGACACCGTGTGCCTGGCGGACGCCCTCGCCTTCCCCGAGCCGTCCAACCCGGACGGCGCCAGTCAGACGCAGGCGCATGACGTCCACTCCGGCAAGGCCGAGACCGTCATGCACGCCTTCGTGAAGTACAACATCGGGCCCCTCGCGCCGGCCGCTCGACGCAAGACGGGGCTCATCATGGGCACGGACGGAGGCCGCGGGCCGGACATCGTCCAGTCCGCTCGCTTCCCCGTGCTCGGCAACCTGCTCACCGACATCGCCCTGCTCGGCAACCTCGGCTTCCGTGTCGTGCAGCGGGGATCGAACCTGGTCTTCGAGACCTACGCGATCACCGACCGCACGGCGTTCGTCCGGCTCGACGTCCGCAACGGGACGCTGTCCGGGCAGCGGGTCGCCATCTCTCCGCCCGGCACGACCCGAGCGATCGTCGCCGGCCAGGGCGAGCAGGAGGACCGACAGTTCCTTCAGGTCGACACCCCCGAGTCCATCGCCGCTGAAGCGGACTGGGGCCGGCGGATCGAGAAGTTCGTCGACCAGCGCAACACGAACGACTGGACCGAGCTCCAGCAGGCCGGCGACGAGGTCATGGCCGACGAGGGCTTCACCGCCATCAACGTCCAGGTCGTACCGATGGAAGACAGCCCCGCCCGCTTCGGCAAGGAGTGGGGCCTCGGGGACAACCTCGTCGTCATCGTGGACGACCAGGAGCTGAAGTCGACCGTGACCGGCTACGTGCTGAAGGTCGACCGGGACGGCTTCAAGCTCGGCGCCCTCCTCGGTGACGCCACCGGCTTCGATGCCGGCGCCGCACTGAGCAAGCGGGTGGCCAACACCGAGACCCGCCTCTCCTCACTGGAGGCCAACACTGCCGCGTCCGCGAGCGTGGCCAACGAACAGATCCTTCACATCATGGGGGTGTGGTAACCGATGGCGAACACGCCCAAGCGACTGTCCAGGGGTAGCACCTCGACGACCCTGACGAGCGTCTACACCGTGCCGACGAGCACGACGACGATCGTGACGAACCTCGTGGTGACCAACTCGGGCACCAGCGCGGCGACGGTCCTCATCCAGCTCGCTGGTCTGTCGATCATCCCGAACACCTCGATCCCCGCGAACGGCATCTTCACCCTCGACATCTCCCAGGTGATGGACGCGGGCGACACGATCAAGGTCCAGGGCAGCACGACGACGTGCGCGTACTTCATCAGCGGAGTGGAGGTGACCGCCTGATGGGCTTCTCCGTGATCCCGGCCCCGGCCATCTCCGGATTCACCGGCCCGCAGGGTCCGGCTGGCACGATCCCGTCCGACCCGGTGTTCACCGGCTCTGTCGCGGTGAACGACACCAGCGGCGACCCGAACATCGACCTCAAGAAGAACGGCTCGCTGCGCTGGAAGTGGCGCTCGGCCGGCACTGAGTCCGGCTCGAACAACGGCTCCGACCTGTGGCTGGAGGCGTTCGACGACACGGGCGCCAAGCTGAACGACGTCCTGTGGGCATCGCGCGTCACGGGCCAGGTCGTGGTCGGCCAGGCCGACAGCTCGCAGGGCGGCGTGAAGCTCAGCGTCAACGGCGCCATCGGCACCCGCGACATCGCGGCCGACCCGGCGACGACGACCATGGGCGCCCAGCTCTACTCGAAGGCCGGCAAGCTGTGGGTGCAGACCGCGTCCGGCGCGGAGAAGTTCCAGGTCGTCGAGTCGCTGCCGAGCAAGGCCAACGCAACGCTCAGCGCGACCTACATGAACATCGACAAGGCGGCCGGCAACTACCGCGCCTACCGCTGGCTGACCGCTGGTGTCAGCCGCTGGGAGGCCCAGGTCGACGACGTCGCCGAGTCCGGCTCGGCTGTAGGCTCCGACTTCCGCCTGTCCGCCCGCAACGACGACGGCTCCTTCAACAAGACCGTCATCCACGCCAAGCGGTCGGACGGCACCATCACCTTCGGCACGACCGTGCACCACGGCACCGCCCAGGTCACCTCCGCTGGCGCGGTCGGCCTGCGGGACATCACCGCGGACCCGGCGGCCACCACGGGCGGCGTGTTCCTGTACTCCAAGAGCGGGCTGCCCTACATCCAGCAGGGGGACGGCACGGTCTTCCAGGTGGGGGCCGGCGGCGTGGCCTCTGTCAACGGCAAGACCGGAGCGGTCAGCCTGGCGGCGTCCGACGTCGGGGCCGTCCCCACTTCGGGCGGCACCGTCTACTCGCTCAGCATGGACGGCGGCGCCGGCACCTACAGGGCCCTGAGCTGGAAGTCCGGCGGTGCGCTGCGGTGGGCCACGCAGGTCAACGACACCGCGGAGTCCGGCTCCCACACCGGCTCGAACTTCGAGCTCACCGCATGGGGTGACGACGGCACCTACAAGGGCACCGCGCTCTTCGCCGAACGGGCCACGGCCCGCGTCGGCATCGGCACCGGCAGCACGCTGGAGCCGGGAGCCACCCTCACGGTCGGCGGCGCAACCAAGATCAACGGCAAGCTGACGATGGTGGGCGACGGGACGAACAACACCGTCGAGTGGAAGAACTCCTCCGGCTCGATCATCGCCCGAGTCGGCGCGAACGGGAACCTCGTGGCCGAGGGCGCGCTGTACGCCAAGGGCGGCGTCCAGGTGGGCTCGACGTCCACCAACTTCGGTGGCGGCGCTGGCGCCATGCTGGGCTTCAACGACGCCTCGACGATCCCGAGCTCGAACCCGACCGCCGGCCTGGTCGCCTACTCGCAGGGCGGCCAGCTCAAGGTGCGCCAGTCGGACGGCACGGTCGTCGCTGTCCAGAACGCGCCGAGCTCGTTCACGCCCGAGTCGCTGGGCGTCCTCGCGTGGGCCGGTGACCCCGGCACGGTTGCGTCGGGCGCCGACTACTCCGGTGTCGGACAGGGCCGCATGACGGCCGTCTACGTCAACCGGTCCATCACGGTCTCGAAGATCGTCTGGCACATGCAGGGCTACGCGGGCGGCCTGCTCACTGGCTCCTGGGCCGGCATCTACGACACGGCCGGCACCCTGAAGGGGGCGACCGGCGACATGAGCACGGCGGCCTACGAGCCCGCCACGCAGTCCGGCGCGGCTGGCGGCTGGTCGTCCTCTCCGCTGACGGCTTCGGTCACCCTGTCGCCCGGCGTCTACTACGTGTGCTGGCGCTTCAACTACACCGCCTCCCCTGTCGACGGACCGGCCCTGACGCGCTGGGACAGTGTCGGCACGACGAACGGCCAGATGGGTTTGGGCACGGCGGTCTGGCGCTTCGCGAAGTTCACCAGCTCGGCCACGTCTGCGCCATCGACCATCACCCCCTCGACCCTGTTCTCGGCCAACGGCATCCAGTTCTGGGTCGCCCTCGCGTAAGGAGGTATGCAAGTGGGCGCATCCCTGTATCCGCCGCCCGTGTCGACGCAGCTCGCCAAGGGCCTGGTCGCGCTCCAGGCGTGCGGGACGAGTGCGTACGTCGGCAACACCGAGACGATGATCTACACACAGCAGTTCACGGCCGAGGCGAACCGCACGTACAAGGTCGTCTTCCGTATGCCCTCCGTGGACACGGACAGCACGGGCGACAACACCAGCGCCACGATCCGGTACGCCAAGCAGACCGGCGTAACGCAGTGCCGGTGGGCGTCCGGGACGTCGGTGTCGACGACGAGCACGAACGCCGGCAGCCTCTACACGACCACGTTCGACGACGACTCGCAGACGTCGACCGGCGCTCAGGCCGAGTGGTACATCCAGAACCCACCCGCAGGCACCGTCACCGTGGGGATCAGCCTGTACGCCATCCGGTCCCCGTCGTCCACATACGGCCAGGTTCGCTACCTGCCCTCCACTGGCTCCCAGCTCGCGATCGAAGACGTCGGTCCCGCGTAACCCCACACAGACCTTGCAGCCCTCGCGTGATCGCGGGGGCTTTCTTCATGCCCCAAGGAGGCCCCCCAAGTGGCGATCACGTCCTACCCCTTCGACTCCCAGTCGATCACCGAGACTGACTACTCCCGCCTGTTCCGCGAGTTCAAGGAGAACGGCGTCGCTGACGGTGTCGGCGGCTCCGCGTTCTCCGCCTACGCGGACGGCACCGGCATGACCGTCAAGGTCAGCCCCGGCTTCGCGATCGTGCGCGGCCACGCCATCTACTCGACGGCGACCGAGGTGCTGACGATCGCGGCGTCCAACACCTCGGCCCGCGTGGACCGCGTGGTGCTCAAGCTGGACCCGGCAGCCAACTCCATCACTCTCGTCGTGAAGACCGGCACGGCCGGCTCGTCGACCCCGCCCGCCCTGACCCAGACCGACACGGGCATCTGGGAGTTCCCGCTGGCCACCGTCTCGGTCGGCGCCAACGTCACCTCGATCGCGGCCAGCGCGGTGCAGGGCGAGCGGAAGTTCCTCGGTAACTCGGTGGGCGGCTGGACCACCAACACCCGCCCCGACTCTCCCCGCGTCGGGCGCCTGGGCTTCAACCAGTCGACCAACACCTGGGAGTTCTGGAACGGCACCGCTTGGGGCCCGCTCTCGCAGGCCGCGGACTGGAACACGCTGACCAACAAGCCGTCCACCTTCGCGCCGAGCACGCACGCGCACGCCTGGGCCGACATCACCGACAAGCCCACGACGTTCCCGCCGGCCGCGCACACCACCGACTGGTCGACCATCGTCAACGAGCCGGCCACGTACCCTCCGTCGTCGCACTCGCACTCGTGGACCTCGATCACCTCCAAGCCGTCCACGTTCCCGCCCAGCTCGCACAGCCACGACTCGTACCTGACGTCCGGCGACACGATCTCCTGGGCCAACGGCTCGAAGAAGCCGTACTCCAACACCGCGACGGACGGCACCTGGTACGCGGTGTGGGTCGAGGGCTCGGGCACGTTCTGCCGGAACACCTCGGCGCGGAAGTTCAAGGAGAACATCCAGGACTTCGAGATCGACCCCGAGACCGTGCTGAAGATGCGGCCGGTCATCTACGACCGCAAGGACAAGGTCGACGAGGAGACCGGCGAGCTGAAGCCGGGCCGCAAGGGCGAGGTCGGCCTGATCGCTGACGAGGTCGACGAGCTCGGCCTGAAGTGGCTGGTGCAGTACATGGACGGCGAGGTCGACGCGCTGCGCTACGACCTGCTCGGCGTCGCCCTGCTCCCCGTGGTCCAGCGTCAGGCCAAGCAGATCGAAGACCTCGAAGGCCGGCTGGCCCGCCTGGAGGCCAAGCTGTCGTGACCGCCCTGGCCCTGGACACCAATGTGCAAGTGGCGCTGGTGACCGCGAGCAGCACGGTGGGTGTCGCCCTGGTGGGCGTGCTCGTCGAGCTGCTGAGGCGCCAGAACAACGCGCTCACTGAAGTACGCGAGAACGTGCAAGTGGCGCGCGACCACGTCGCGAACACGCACACCACGAACCTGCGCGACGACATCGACTCCCTGATGTACCGGCTCGACCGCGTCATGGACTCGCAGGAGTCGCACAGCCGCGAGCTGGCCGCGCTGCGCCAGGACATCACCCACGAACGCCGCGAGCGCCTTGCCGTTGCCGAACGGCTCGACGACCACATGGCCGCGAACGCGGCCTGACAGAGAAGGAGACACCCCGCGTGACCGACCACATCTACCCCAAGGCCAACGCCACCGTGCAGTGGTTCGGCAAGGCGTACCCCGGCGACGCCATGCCGCACCCGAACGTGATCGTCCTGCACACCACCGAGGGCAACTCGTTCCCCTCGTATGGGGGTGGCGGGATGGCCCCGACCTTCACCATCAAGGGCGGCGAGGTGCACCAGCACTTCTACGCCAACCACTCCGCCCGCGCCCTGATGAACAAGGCCGGCGGCGTCGAGACCAACACCCTGAACGCCGTGCAGATCGAGCTCGTCGGCACCTGCTCCAAGGGCGGGCCGGGCCTGTACTGGCCGGACGCCTCGGACGCCGACCTCGCGGCCCTGGTCGACCTGGTCGACTGGCTGACCGACACCTACCCGATCCCGCTGGTCTCCACCTCCAAGCCGTGGCTGAGCTACCCCAGCTCCTACGGCTCGAAGAACGGCCAGCGCATGAGCTTCGATGAGTGGGAGGGATTCTCCGGGCTCTGCGGTCATCAGCACGTCCCCGAGAATGACCACGGCGACCCCGGCAACTTCCCGATCAAGCGGCTGATCGAGCTGGTCAAGGCGAAGAAGGGCAAGAGCCAGCCGGCCCCGTCCAAGCCCGCCCCGAAGCCGGCGCCCAAGCCGGCCTCGAAGATCCAGGCCCTGGACCCGCACGTCAAGCCCGGCGCCCGGCACGCGCAGGTGAAGGATCTCCAGCACTTCCTGGTCAAGGCCGGCTACGGCCCGATCCCCGGCGCGTACTCCACCTACTACGGCCCGGAGACCCAGAAGGCGGTCGCCCGGTTCCACAACAAGAACCCGCACCTGAAGTCGGCCGGCAAGTCCTACGACCCGGTCATCGGCAAGTCCGGCTTCAAGGAGCTCCAGAAGGAGGCCGGTATCAAGTGAGCCCCAAGCATGCACGGGTGAGCGGTAAGGGCCTGGGCCTGGTGGTCCGGGCCCTGCCCACGAAGTACAAGAGCAAGACCGGACTGGTCGCGGCCGTGCTCGGCCTGGTCCTGTCCGTCGCCGTCTACTTCCAGACCGACTACCCGCAGATCGCCCTCGCGATCCAGGCGCTGACCGCGTTCGGGTTCGTCGAGCAGACCGAGGAATGAGAGAAGCCCCCGCCGGCCCAGTGCTGGCGGGGGCTCTCTCGTCGTCTCAGCCCTGCTTCTGGGCTTCGATCTCCTCCAGGCTCACGATCTTCGGGCGCCGCCTGGAGGGCGTCGCCTTCTTGGCGGGCTCCGCCTTCTTCGCGGTGCGCCTCTTCGGTACCTCGGGGGCCGGCTCGCGCTGCTCGACGATCCGGTGGGCGTGCTCGTCCTCGTCGGGCGCGTACTCGTCAGCCTCTTCCAGCCACTCCTCGAACGGCTCAGCGTGCTCGGCGCACAGATCCTTGGAGATGCTGCGGCCATCGCTCGCCGTGATGGTGTACGTCTTCGCCGGGAACTTCTTGTCAATGTCGCAGGCGGTGACTTCGAGCTTCACTGTGCTGCCCCCTGGGTGTGCATCTTGGTGTGACCTCCAAGATACCGTGTGTAAGTTGACTTCCACGCGCGTAGTGTGGAAGTGTTACTGACGCTCAAGATCATTGAGGACAGGAGGCTCATGGCCAAGCGCAAGATCCAGGATGAACAGGAGGTCATCCGCTGGTTCGAGGAGGGCAAGACGTACCAGTGGATGATCGACGAGTACAAACGCAAATACAACATCGACACGGTCGCCTCGATGTGGGGGAACTTCCGGCGTCGCCGCGGCCTCGATCGTCGCATCGTGCGGGATGACGAGCTGATCCCATGGTTCGTCAAGGAGGAGCACCGCTGGGCCTACCCCCTCGCGATGCTGCGGGCCGAGGCTCGGCGCCGGGCCGGCAAGGAGCTGACCGAGACAGATCAGTCACGGCTGGCGTCCTGGCACGAGATGCTGAAGGAGACCGATGCGGTCGTCCACTACGACCCGGACACGGAGGAGGGCTTCTTCTACGTGCCCCGGCAGCCGGGTGACGACGATCTCATCCACCGCCCCAAGCAGAAGACCACCCCGCGTCCGAACGCGGACAAGTAGGACAGTACGTAGCAAGTGAGGGACCCCCGCACGGGCATTGCGGGGGTCTCTCACTGTCTGGAGCTTACGTCCGTTTTGGTGAAGTTTCAAATGGTGGCCTTTACACTCGGAAAAAAACATGGGCCAGGCATGCAACCTTCCCAGGGCTTCCGGAGTCGTAGGTTCCAGTCATGAAGATTTTGTGATCACGAGCTTGACAGATCGTTTACGTCTCAAGCAGGATGGATCACAACAGCGACACTTACACATGAGGAGGCTGGGTAGATGGAAAACTGCTTGGGGCCGGACGGCTGGCAAGGCAGGGGTGAGTACGCCTCTCCCGATGGGCTGGTCTCCCTGAGCGTCGACTACGACGACGAGGACTTCCACATCGACGCGAGGCCCGGCTACCCGGCTTCAAGCATGAGAAACGTCCTGGAGCAGGCCAAGGCGCGCGGCCTGGAAGTGATGGACGAGGACGAGTGCGAGCCCGAGATCCTGGAGGACGGCACCGTCCGCCTCTACCTCGCCGTCGCCGCGCAGCCGGCCGTCCTGGAGCCGATCGCCCTGGAGGTCCAGGAGAAGAGGCGCGCGCGGGCCGCCAGGCGCTCGACGTACGCCTTCGCGCTCGCTGCCTCTGTGGCTGTGGCCCTGCTCATGCCGAGCCCGCTGCACCACAAGTACCCCGAAGCCGTGACCCACGTCTTCGACTACGAGGAGGCCGACGCCTCTGACCCCATTCCCATGTCGTCGAACGAAGGAGAACTGAGTGGCCCTGATTCTCAAGGACATCCCGCAAGCCAAGCCCCTGCACCCCAACCTGTCGGTTCCACGGGATGGGTGGGGACGACCTCTCGTCGTTCCGCCTACCGGGGGGAAACCGCAGGGACACACCCGGACTACGACCTTCATCGACTGCATCGAGGACAAGTCGAACCTGATCGACTGGGGCAAGCGCATGGTGCTGGTGGGAGCAGCCCGACGCCCGGACCTGGTAAAGCAAGCCCGTCACCTGAACCCGGAGGACAAGCAGGACAAGGCGTCGTTGGACTCCTTGGCGGAACAGTTGACGGAATCCTCGGGCGCCAATGACAAGAGCCGGCGAGGTACATACCTGCACGACCTGACCGAGTACGTCGACCGCGGCGAGCCCCTGCCCAAGACCATCTCGGACCAGGATCTCGACGACATGGCCGCGTACATGATGGAGACCGCGGCGCTGAAGGTCATCGCTGTCGAGCAGTTCGTCATCGTGCCCGAGCTCAAGGTCGGCGGCACGTTCGACCGCCTGTCGTACTACGAGGGGCCGGGCCCGGACGGCAAGCCGATCGCCGGCAACTTCATCACGGACACCAAGACCGGCTCGGTCGAGTACGGCAAGCTGAAGATGGCATCGCAGCTCGCGGTGTACTCGCGCGGCATGCTGTACGACCACACCAAGTTCCCGGTGAACCCTTCGGACAAGAAGGAGTTCGCCGCATGGAAGAAGACTGAGTTCACTGCCGAGGAGGCCGCCTCGGCGTACTCGCCGCTGCCCCCCGTGAACAAGGACTGGGGCATCATCGTCCACTTGCCACAGGGCGAGGGAGTGTGTAAGTTGTACTGGGCCGACCTGAGAATCGGGTGGGCGGCGGCACAGCTCGCACTCACCATCAGGCAGACCCGGTCCACGAAGGGTGCGCTCAAGCCCTTCGTGACGCAGGCCACATGAACTGAGGTTGACACACTTACACTGAATGTGTAAGTTGGACAACGTCACCGCGAGAGAGGAGCACAACACCGCGTGAAGGTCACGATCAAGTACGGCAAGGGCTACGACGACTCCTGGGTGGTCTTCGAGGGAACGACCCCCGAGGTCCGGGCCGAGATCCTGGACTACTTCGGGATGGACCCCGAGTCCCAGCGAGGACTGAGCCTGAGCTCGATCGTCGTGAACGCGACGAACATCGCGCACGGCAAGGGCCTGGTCGCCACGCAGCTCGGCGCCACGGTGGTGGAGGAGACGAACACCGCGCCGGCCAAGCCGACCGAGGACCCGTGGGCGGCTGCGGCCAACGTGCAGTCCGGACCCTGGCCCGGAAGTGCAAGTGTAGCGAGTGAGCAGCCGAAGGCCGAGGACCCCAACGCCTACATCCTCGGGGAGATCGAGAAGCAGACCACGGTCGACGGCCTGAAGAAGCTGTGGGCCGCGAACCAGCCCTTCTTCAAGGACCCGGCCGTCATGGCGGCCTGGAAGGCGAAGGGCAAGTCGCTCCAGGGCGCTGCGTGAAGCCCGGCGACTGGGGCTACATCCTCGCGGTGATCGCCATGCTCGCCGCGAGCATCTGGACTTGGACGTCCGCCCCTTGCGGGCTGTGGACGTTCTCGAAGGTCGGCGACATGCCGTCCCGCTGCATCACCCAGCAGTAACGCATCACACCGTAATCGCTCGACAGAGCACGAACGAAGGAGATCAGACACAGTGGCTCTCAACCTCATCGACATCCCGGTCCAGGGCGGCGGCTGGTTCAAGCCGAAGGACAACGTCAACGCGGTGGCCATCCTCCTGGAGGTCCACCAGTACGAGCGTCAGCGTCCCACCCCGAACGGCCCGAAGGACTCCGTCCTCGCGGACGTGACCGTCTTCCAGGACGCGGCCTCCCTCGCGGCCGGCACCCCGCAGGTCACCAAGGGCCAGAGGATCGAGCAGACCATCCTCGCCCGCGACCTGGAGACCATCGTCGGCGGCGCCACCATCGTGGTCCTGGACCAGGTGCCCCCGAAGAAGCCCGGCGCGCACCCGGCGTGGGTGTGGCGTCCGCTCACCGACGCGGCCGTGCGCAACGCCGTGATCGAGTACGCGAACAAGCGCGAGGCCGAGGCGGAGGCCGCCCTCGCGGACGCGCCCGACTTCGACTGACCCTGATGTGTAAGTGACGCAACCGGAGCGAGAGAGAGGAGGGGGATGAGCGGGCGCCAGCCCGCAGGGAGGAGGTCTCAGTGAGACCGAGCTGGGACGAGTGGGCTGCGGAGATCGCCCACACGGTGTCCACGCGCGCTGACTGTTCGAGGTCCCAGGTGGGGGCCGTGCTGCTCAGCCGGACCAAACGTGTTCTCGCCGTTGGCTACAACGGCCTGCCGGCCGGCATCCCCGGCTGTGCGTCCGCGGGTAACTGCCCGCGAGGGAAGCTGTCGACCGACGAGTGCGAGCGGGACAGCGACTACTCCAACTGCCCGGCCATTCACGCCGAGGCGAACGCCATCTACCACGCAGACCCGTACGAGCTGCCGGGCGCCACGTTGTACGTGACCCGCAAGCCGTGCCCGGCCTGCACCACCTTGATCGAGGCGGCCGGCATCGGCCGCATCGTTGTCGACGGAGAGGAGATCACTCAGTGCTCACCCCAGGACGCTCCCTGGCGCTCCATGCTGAATCGGGCCGTGAACTCCCGCGCGTAGAGGCGTTCGACGACCTGTACGCCATGGGTGTGAGGCCCAGGCACGGCGAGGTCGTGATGATCGCCGGCCGCTCGGGCACGCAGAAGTCGGGCTTCGCCCTGTTCTGGGTTGCTCAGATGAACCTGCCGACGCTGTACTTCAGCGCGGACATGTCCGCCTTCACCGCGAGCTCGCGGCTGGCGTCGATGATGACGAAGGACACCTCGGCGATGGTCGAGGCCGGCATGGCGGAGGGCGGGAAGTACCGGCAGGCGTACATCGACGCGCTGGCCGAGCTGAACATCACCTTCTCCTTCGGCTCCCCCATCACCTGGCGGGCGGTCGACGAGGAGTTGGAAGCCTTCGTCGAGCTGTGGGACGAGTACCCGCAGGTGATCGTGTTCGACAACCTGATGGACTTCGAGAACGCCGAGTCGGACTACACCGAGCAGATGGCCGTCATGCAGGGCGCGACCGAGCTGGCCCGCCACACGGGCGCCACGGTCATCATCCTGCACCACGCGAGCGACAAGGCGTGGGAGGCGAAGACGTCGCCCTGGAACCCGCCGAGCCGTGACCAGGTCAAGGGTGGCCTGTCGGAGAAGCCCGAGCTGTCCCTGTCCGTGGCGCTCGACCCCACGTCGATGGCGTACCACGTCGCGTGCATCAAACAAAGAATGGGGCCCTGCGATCCGACCGCGCAGCGCTACGCGACGATGATCTGTGAGCCGGAGTACACGCGCTTCCGCAAGGCGGAGGTCCGGCAGATCGTTCAGGCCGCCAAGGCGCAGCCGGCCGAGGAGTGGAGCCCGGTCAAGGTCGCGTTGACCATGGGTTCGTAGTGTGATACTGTCGCAAGACATTGCCGGGCACCAGCCCGGTCTTACTGGGAGGTGGTGTGCAAGTTGAGCAACAGTATCGCGGCGAGGAACCGGCGCAACAAGCGCAAGGGTGCTGACTGGGAGTCGGACCTGCGCGAGGGTCTGCGCGAGGAGGGCTTCGACGTCGAGTCCCTGCGCCTGGCCGGCAAGGAGGACGAGGGCGACCTGGTCATCCGCGAGGGCGACGGCAAGTACCTGGTCATCGAGGCCAAGAACGCCAAGTTCGAGCCCGGCGTGTTCCTCGGTGAGGCCATCGCCGAGCGGGAGAACTTCGCCAAGCACCGCGGCCTGGACCTGGAGAACGTCGAGTCCATCGTCGTGGTCAAGCGGCGCGGGAAGAACTGGCGCAAGGCGTTCGTCCTCACCACGGTCGAGGACTACCTCGGCCTGGACCCGCAGTGATCGGCTTCATGGGCTGGGACATGACCCAGGCCGAGCTCGACGCCCTGCACGACGAGACCGAGGCGTTCTTCGCCTACATCGAAGACCCCGACTCCGACCTGGCCGTTGTCCTCGCCGTCGAGGAGGCCCTGGAGGTGACACACCCGTGAGATTCCATCGCATCGACAACGACCGGAGCGGAGGTGCCGACAGCAAGCCCACGCTCGACGCGGTCATGCACCACTTCGACGTCGACTTCAACGACCAGCGCAACACCGGCATGGCCAAGTGCCCACTGCATGACGACAACACCCCGTCGATGTCCTACCGGCTCGACGAGGGCCTGTGGAACTGCCACTCCTGCGGCAACGGCGGAGACAGCTTCACCCTGATCGAGAAGTACCACGCCGAACAGCTCGGTAAGCAGATCGACTTCAAGCAGGCCAAGGCGTACGCCAAGGAACACGGCCTCGAAGAGGGCCAGGTCGCCGAGAAGAGCGACGGATACACCAGCCGGTACGGAGGCGGCCACCGAGCCGCCCAGAAGAAGCCGGGCAAGAAGACCGGGAGCGGCTACGTGCCGGCCTGGAAGCGCAAGTAAGGAGGAGATCCAGCTTGGCCGAGCACGAACCGCTCACGCCGCTCTCGACGTCCCAGAAGGAGATGCTGGAGGAGGCGGTAGCCACCTACCAGGCGCACCTCACGGCCGAGACCGCGGCCTACCTCATGGCGCGAGGCATCGGGCGGGACGAGGCCCTGGCCTTCCGGCTCGGGATCGTCGCCGACCCGGCGCCGGGCCACGAGAAGTACCGGGGGATGCTCGCGATCCCCTACCTCGGCCGCGACGGACAGCCGCTCACCGTGCGCTTCCGCTGCCTCGCCGAGCACAACCACCGCGACTACTTCCACGGCAAGTACAACACCATCAAGGACGACATCCCCCGCATGTTCAACGTCGGGGCCGTCCACCGCGCAGACGACGAGATCCACGTCACCGAGGGCGAGCTCGACGCCGTCATCCTGAACAAGATCGGCCTGCCGGCTGTCGCCATCCCCGGCGCCAACATGTGGTTCGGCCGGCACCGCAGGATGCTCGCCGGCTTCAACCGCGTGTGGACCTGGGCCGACCCCGACGACGCGGGCGCCGAGCTCACCGGCAAGATCACCCGCGCCCTGCGCTCCGCCAAGGCGGTGCGACTGAAGGCCGACGTCACCGACACGTACATGGCACACGGGGCCGAGCACCTGCTCTCCCTGGTGCAGAAGAAGGAGGACTGACCGAAGTGGCAGAAGAGACCATCGAGAAGGCGCCGGCCCCGAAGAAGGCCGCCCGCAAGCCCGACCCGATGACGCAGCTCCTCAACGAGGTGCGCGCCGAGCTGAAGCAGGTGGGCGAGTGGACGACCACCGACGCCTACGCCTTCAGGCGCCGCCAGCACGACGGCCGCGCAGCCGCCTGGGGCCGCGAGTACGCCAAGACGGGCGCCTTCGACGCCATGCTCCTGTCGCTCACCTTCGAGGCCCTGGCCTGCTACCCGCAGGAACAGCGGCACTCCCTCGTTCAGCTCGCCGCCGCCGCGCTGGCCGCCGCCGAGAAGCTGGAGGCCGGCAAGTGAGCGCCGGGGAGGAGGGGTTCCCCGAGGAGTGGGAGGGTGCGGAGATCACGGCCGAGCCCGAGGTCGTCGACCACTTCTCCAACGTGACGCGGGCGGCGTCCATCGTGGGCGACCTGCGGGCCTCCCTCCGTAAGGAGGGCTTCACCCGCGAGGAGACCTTCGAGCTGGTCCAGATGTACTGGGCCTCGGAGTTGGGAGCGTTCGACTGAGCGCGCTACCCGGCAGGCCCGGCTACAAACTGGAGGCCATTTACGAGGCCATGAGCGAAGAGGAGCGCGAGGCGTTCCGGCCCGTCCTGCTCGGCCCGAGCCCGGCCGACTGGCTGGCAGACCTGCTCCGCACCAACGGGCACGACGTGTCCGCATCCACCATCCGCACGTACAGGCGCTCACTGCGCAGAGAGGGGGTGACCAGTGTCTGAACTGACTGAAGCGCTGCTCGCCAAGCCGACCGCCCCTGCGGTCGCCGGCCGGAAGGTCGACCCCGAGAAGGACTTCACCCGCCAGATCGAGATCAAGGGCGACGAGGCCGACGTCACGGTCCGCGGTGAGACCTTCGAGGACAACGAGAGTGCGGCCACCGCCGTGCTCCAGGGCCAGGGCCTCGACCCGGCCGAGTGGACCGTCACCGGCCTGCGCTCCTCGGAGTGGACGATGGCGAACGGGGACACGGGCGTATCCACCCGCTTCACCTTCGCCCGACGTGCAAGTGTGACTGAGGCGGGCCGGCCCCCGATCGACGAGCTGATCGCAGCCCTGGACGGCACGCCGGTCAACGTGATCCAGGTACTGCCCGACACGGACGGCGAGGACCACACCTTCATCGTCGCCCTCGGCGACATGCAGTTCGGCAAGATCGACGGAGACGGCGTCGAGGGCACGCTCCAGCGCACGATCGACTGCCTCAACCGGGCCGCCGAGCTGCTGGTCGAGTACCGGATGCGCTTCAACATCCGCCACGTCCACATCGCCTGGCTCGGCGACCACGTCGAGGGCTTCGTCAGCCAGGGCGGCGCCAACACCTGGCGCACCCAGCTCACCCTCAACGAGCAGATCCGCCTGACCCGCCGAGTGATGCTCCACGCGCTCCTGCTCTTCGCCCCGGTGTGTGAGCGGCTGACCATGGCGGCCGTCCCTGGCAACCATGGCGAGGCGATCCGGATCAGCGGCAAGGGACTGACCCGCTACGACGACAGCCACGACACCGAGTCCCTGATCGCCGTCAAGGACGCGGCCGACCTCAACCCCGACCGGTTCCGTCACGTCGAGTTCTACGTCCCCGACACTGACGAGCTGACGGTCGTCGTCGACTGCTCGGGCACCATCGTCGCCCACGCCCACGGCCACCAGTTCCGGCCCGGCAAGCACTTCGAGTGGTGGAAGGGCCAGGCGTTCGGGCGCAGCTCGGCCATGCACCAGGCCGACCTCCTGCTCGCCGGCCACCTGCACCACGAGTTCATCGAAGCGGACGGGCCCCGGACCTTCATCCAGGTGCCGTCGATGGAGTCCGAGTCGACGTGGTTCCGCCACAGCAAGGGCGCCGAGGGCGCCCCCGGACTGATCGTCGCCGTCACCAGCAAGGGCCGCGTGCCCGTGAAGGAGGTAGTGAGCAAGTGAGCCTGAACGTCATCGAGATCACGAACGCATACGAGACCGCTGAGCAGGCGAGCGTGGACTGGTCGGTCCTGGACGACGCGGAGACCGTGAAAGTCGCCGAGCGGGCCGCCTACCGCCTCGCACAGGACTACGCGGACACCGGCACCATCGAGTACGACGACGCCTACCAGGAAGCGCTGATCATCCTGGCCTCCAGGCCCCGCATGGTGCGCGCGGTGCTCGCCGACCCCGCCCTCGGGTACGGCGTGCTCTACACCCGGCTGCACCAGGCGCTGGTGAAGGTCGTACGGACCGACGCCAAGCACCGCACGAGGCACACCTCCTACGAGGCCGCGCTCGACACCGCGGAGGTGGCGGCCTGATGCCGGGCTACAACCGAGCGATCGTCGAGAAGATGCTGCCCGCCGTCTGGGACCAGGACGCGGCGTACGGCATGAAGAACGAGCAGAAGCCCGACCCGGACATGCCCAAGGGGCACGTCGACAAGAAGAAGGGCTCCGACTTCCTGGTCCACCTCGCCGACGTCCGCCTGGCCGTCGACAAGGGCCCCCTCACCTTCGAGGAGAAGCAGGCCCTGTTCATGCGGTACTACCTGGACGACCTCCAGGACCACATCGCCGCCCACCAGGGCGTGACGCAGCGAGCGGTCTCGTACCGGATCGAGCGGGGCGTGGGCAAGCTCGCCGCCCACCTGAACGGCGAGCAATACATCGACGGCTACGACCAGTTGGAGGTAGAGCAGTGAGTGAGACGACCCCCGAGCCGATCGCTCCCCCGGCCGGCATGACCGAGGCGCACGAGGAGTTCTGGGACGAGGAGCGCCAGTTGTACTTCTGGCGCAACCACGATGACGGACTGATCTACTCCCGCCCCTACAACGAGGCCGAGCTCGCCGGGATCGAGACGCGGCTCCAGCTCGACGCCCTGCACTCGCAGGCCGAGGGGGCGATCGGCTACCTCGACGAGCGGATCGACCTGAGCCTGGCCTACCTCGCCAACCCGGCACCCACGGCCGAGGAGATGGCGGCGCAGGTCAAGGTGCTCTCCGACCTCGCTGCGTACAGCGCGGGCACCCTGAAGCGGCTGATCGTGGTGATCGGCGAACTGATCGGGCGGCCTGTCCCGTAACCCCAGGTGTGTAAGTGAAGCGGGGGCGTCCGAGCGGGGCGCCCCCTTCAGGCAGTGCAACCACGACTTCAAGGAGGACTCACTCAGTGACGACCGACAACCAGGTTCCCTTCGGCCCGACCGGGCAGCTCGTCTACGAGCGCACCTACTCCCGCACGCTGGCCGATGGCTCCAAGGAGACCTGGCCGGACACCGTCCGCCGCGTTGCTCGCGGCAACCTCGCCCTCGTCCACGGCCCCGACATGGAGAGCTGGCCGCAGGACGCCAAGGACGAGTACGACGAGCTCGTCAAGTTCATGGACGTGTTCGCCATCATCCCCGCCGGCCGCCACCTGTGGGCCACGGGCGTCAAGGGCCGCCAGTACCTCTTCAACTGCCACGTCGCCCCGTGGGGCGAACGCCTCAGCCGGCACTTCGAGTTCACCTTCATGCGCCTGATGGAGGGCGGCGGTGTCGGCGGCAACTACAGCTCCAAGTACCTCAAGCCGTACGGCGCACCGCGTCGCGAGCTGAAGGCGCACATCGTGTGCGACCCCATGCACCAGGACTACGCCGAGATGAAGGCCGCGGGCCTGCTCTCCGACCAGTACGACTCCGACTGGGCCGGCGCCTTCGAGGTCGAGGACTCCCGTGAGGGCTGGTCCGCCGCACTGGTGGACCTGATCGACACCTTCATGACCGACGACGAGGTCAAGCACGCCGACCGCGTGTACGACGTGAGCCGCGTGCGCTGCAAGGGCTCCCGACTGAAGACGTTCGGCGGCACCGCGAGCGGTCCGGGCCCCTTCGCCCGCATGATGATCGAGGTCGCCTCCATCCTGTCCGGCGCCAAGGCCGCGCACGTCACCCCGACCGAAGCGATGGAGATCGACCACGCCATCGCCGAGTGCGTGGTGTCCGGCGGTGTCCGCCGCTCGGCCCGCATGGCGATCTGCGCCTGGGACGACCCGTACATCGACGACTTCCTGGCGTGCAAGGCGGACGGCTCCAAGCACTGGACCACCAACATCAGCGTCGAGATCGACGACCGCTTCATCCAGGCCCTCAACGAGGTGACGGACGGCCGGCACGTCGAGGCGTCCGGGGTCCACGGCAAGGTCGTCCAGGGGATGCTCCTGAACGGTGAGCCCGGCTACTGGAACAGCTCGTACTCCAATGAGGGCGAGGTCAACGAGGTCATCGCGACCAACCCCTGCGGCGAGATCGCGCTCCCCGAGACCGGCGCCTGCGTCCTCGGCCACGTCAACCTCGACTACTTCTCCCCCACCGAGAAGGACGGCGACTTCGACCTGGACGGGATGCTCCGCGCTCACCAGTTGATGACCCGCTTCCTGCTCCGGGCCACCTGGGGCGACATGACGGACGACCAGCAGCGCGAGGTGATGCACAGCGAGCGGCGCATCGGCGTCGGACACCTCGGAGTGCAGGGCTTCTTCGCGAAGAACGGCATCCCCTACTCGCAGGTCCCGTACAACGAGGCCGCCAGGCAGCTCCTGCGCCTGCTGCGCAAGACGGTGCGGACCGAGGCCCGCGAGTACGCCTTCGCCATGCGCGTGCCGGAGCCCGTGAAGGTCACGACCGTGGCGCCGACCGGCTCGATCGCGAAGCTGCCCGGCGTGAGTGAGGGAGTCCACCCGATCTACGCCCGACACTTCCTGCGTCGCGTCCGCTTCTCGATGACCGACCCGGCCCAGGCCGCGACGGTGCAGGAGGCGATGCTCGCCGGCCACCTGGTCGAGAAGTGCATCTACGACCAGTCCGGCAACACCATGGTCGTCGCCTACCCGACCAAGGAGAAGCTGGTCGCCGAGGTCGAGGCCCTGGGCTACAGCCCGGAGGTCGTGGAGTCTGCCGACGAGATCGACCTGAACGCGATGCTCGCCTTCCAGGCCATGTACCAGACCGACTACGCCGACAACGCGGTGAGCTTCACCGTGAACTTCCCCGAGGGCAAGTACACCCTCGATGAGGCCGCCGAGATCATCGCCGGATGGCTGCCGGACCTGAAGGGCACGACCCTGATGCCGGACGGGACCCGCGAGCAGGCCCCTTACGAGCGACTGACCGCGGAGCAGTTCGCGCAGTACGAGGTGACGTCCGTCGAGGACTCCACCGACGAGGACTGCGCGACTGGCGCCTGCCCGGTGCGCTGACGCAAGCCGAGAAGCCCCTCACCCTTCCTGGGTGGGGGGCTTTTCGGCGTCTCGGGCGTAGGTTCCCATCCCCGGCTCCGCCCACAGCGTGCCCTCCTCGATCAGCGAGACGAGGGCCTTGCGCATGGTGCTGGTGGACACCTCGAACTCGGCTGCGAGGTCCACAGTGGACGGGATCGCTTCACCGGCAGGGTACGTGCCGCTCTCCACCCGCTCACGGACGATGTGGGCGACCTGTGGCCACACCGAGCGGCGCCTGTCGATCTGGATCTCCATGATCTCGGACCGTACGACGGTGCACCATGCTCCGCGACCGGGGAATTGCGCGCTACGGGTCGCTACGGCGCACCATGGCGCGCTACGCTCAGCGCATGGAGCAACCGTGTGACTACTGCCTGAAGGTGAAGCCTGATCTGACCATCGTGGCCTGCCACGAGCGCATCTCGGGGCCGCCGGCCGTCCTGAAGGCGTGCGGCGAGTGCATGATCCTCAACGGATTCACGGCATGGCAGCCCCGCCAGTAAAGAAGGGGGTCGGGAAGGCGCCAGCGTGCGCCCTCGACCTCCACCACGTCTGCAACGGCAACGTCGACTGCGTGGTGCAGGGCGTGGTGTATGACCGGCATCGGTGTGGCTGCTCGTGCCATCCGAAGGGGGTGCGGCGCTCGGTCTGGCCGGGAACGCAGCGTCGTGCCTCGTGAATGCAGAAGGGCCCCCCGTCATCGCGACGAGGGGCCCTCTGTTTTGCCTGGTCAGGCGGTCTTGGCGGTGCCGATCTCGAACTCGAAACCTGAAGCGGTTCCGCGAATCCCCTTGGTGGAAGGAGTACGCCCACCCGCTTCAGCTTTCACTGCCTTCTCCGAGGTATTCACAACATCCTCCACCGAATCGTCGATGACACCGTAAATCTTCATGGGAGGCAGAGTGTAGCCATCAGGTGCCGGCACTCCCACGTACGGGGTCATCTCCTCCAGAGCGGCGGCGTACATCCCGTCCGCGAACCAGCGCCGACCGAGCCGGTAGAGGAAGCCCCAGCCCTTCCCGCCCATGCGCTCGTCGCGGTCGTAGTCATGCCAGCCCTTCTTCTCCCGCAGCTTCTCCAGCAGCATCTCGAAGCACGGCCGGTCCTCCCGCTTCGGCTTACGTCCTCCTGCCAGGATGCCCTCGACGCGGGCCCACTGCTCGTCGGAGACCGCGAGCGGAATCTCGACCCCCTTCTCGCGGTGCCACTCCAGCATCGGGTCCTTGGTCCCACCCTTCTGCCCGGACACGCTGTCGCCGACGATGTCGACGCGGACACGCAGGAGCTCCAGCACCCCCTTCTTGTCGGCCTTGCTCAGGCCCTGCACGTTGGTGCCGACGCGGTCGATGACCGAGCGGAGGTTGTCGGCACGCTCCTCCTTGTGCTCGGCCTCCTCCAGCCACTCAGCGATGCGCTCCTGCTCCTCGCGGAGCTCCTTCTCCTTGCTCGCGATCTCCTCCTTCAGCTCGACGATCAGCTTCTGGTCCTCCTCGTCGTCCTCGTCGAGGGAGGCGACCAGCATGGCGATCTTCTTGCGTCGGGTGTTGCGCAGGCGGTGCAGCTTGTCGTCGATCTCCTTCATGCGGGCCCGGTAGGACTCGGCGCGGTCGGGAATACTGCCCAGCCACTCGTCGATGAGCCCCTTGATCGCGTCGGGGTCGGTGAGCAGCTTCTCGACCTCGCCCCAGACGATCGCCTCGGTCGCCTCGCCGTCGATCTGCTTGCAGGTGTGCCCCTCGGCTGCCGTGGCCTGGTTGGAGCACCGGTAGACGAAGTCGTTCTGTCCGGAGCGGCTGACGCCGTACCGGGAAGAGCCGCAGAGGCTGAACAGGTGGCCGGAAAGGAGGTGACTGGAGTAGGAGGTCCGGGGAGTGCCCTTCATGTCCTTCAGGGCCTCCTCCAGGGCCTCGCGGCGGGCCTCGTCCTCGAAGAGGGGCGGCAGTTCGACGCGGTAGGAGGTGGTGATCTCCTCGCCGTCCTCGTTCATGCCCGAGAAGCTGAAGTCGACGTATCCGCGCACTGCCAGGCGCAGGCGGAGGACGAGGTTGTTGCCCTCCCACAGCTTGCCGGTCCGGGTGCGGTAGCCGGCCTCGTTCAGCTCGGCTGCGGCCTGTCCGCGGCTCAGGCGCTTGTCGACCAGGAGCTCGGCGGCCTTGAGGATCACCTCCAGCTCGTTGGGGTTGACGACAGGCTCGCCGTCCTCGTCGAGCGTGTAGCCGTAGGGCGGGGTGCCGGAGGCCCAGCCTCCCCCGGCGATCTTCTGGATGCGTCCGCCCATCGTCCGCTCCAGGATCAGCGCGTGCTCGACCTCGGCCATGTACGCCAGGAGGGAGAGCTGGATGCCGAACATCTGGTCGTCGGAGTCGATGCGGCCGTCAGCGGTGGCGATGCGGACGCCGTAGTCGGTGACGTCGTAGACCCAGCGGTGAATGTTGCGCATCGTGCGGCCGATGCGGTCGAGCTTGGCGAAGACGACGACGTCGATCAGTCCGGCCTCGATGTCGGCGGTGAGGCGGTCGAGGTCTTCGCGGTGGGCCAGCTTGCCCGACACTCCCCCGTCGCAGTACACGTCCACGATGGTGTGCGGTGTGCCCTTGAGCTGGTAGTCGACCCATGCTCGGCATCGCGCGTCTTGCACATCGAGGCCGTAGCCGTCGAGCTGCTTGGATGTGGAGACGCGCAGGTAGATGGCCACCCGCAGCGTCTTGGTCTTGCGCGGCAGAGTCTTGGTACGCATGGTCCCCCTCCTGGGTTGTGCGGTAACGCACGAAGCCCCCCAAGTCAGTGACCTGGGGGGCGCGGGCGCCGTGTGAAAGTGTACCTACGTCAGTCCTTCTTGGCCACCGGCCCGAGAAGGAGGCGGGCCAGCCGTTCGCGTTCGGCCGGCGTCCAGCGAGTCTTGCGCCACTCGACGGTGACGATGGGGTTCTGGCTCACGGGGCGACCCTCCCGTTCGCGTTGAACGCGCCGTACGTCAGGGGCATCTGCTCGGCGAGGTGATCTTCCATCAGCTCGGCGACCATCTCGATCTCACGCTGCGGGAAGGAGGGGAAGGTGGCCGCCTCGCTCTTGGTGCGCAGTCCGAGGAAGTGCATCAGGCTGCGGGCGTTGCAGGTGGCGTAGTACGAGGTGAAGATGCCCACCGGCAGGACCATGCGGGCCACCTCGCGAGCTACCCCCGAACTCAGCAGGGCGTAGTACGCCTGGAAGGCTTCGACGTAGGCGTCTTCCATCGTCGAGCGGGTGTAGAGACCCAGGATCGGGGCGCCGGGCTCGAAGGTGTAGGCGCCGGGCTTGCCCACCTGGATCAGGGGGCGGTCCTTGCCGGGGACGTAGAAGACGGGGGCCAATTCCTTGTAGCGTCCCGACTCTTCGTTGTACGACCAGCCGGCGCGGTGACGGAAGTGCTCGCGCGCCACGAACAGCGGGGCCTCGACGTAGAAGGTGAACGAGGTGTGCTCGAAGGGGCTGCCGTGCCGGTCCCGCATCAGGAAGTTGATCAGGCCGGCGTCCTTCTCCAGGTCGACGACCTCGTCGTGCGAGCCGCCCTTGGTGGAGACTCGGGCCGCGGTGGCGACGTCGGAGTCAGTGGCGCTGGCCTTGACGAGCTCGACGGTGACGTCCGAGCGGGTGGTGAAGTCGGTCACGGGGTGTGCTCCTCCTGGGCGTAGTGGGTGCTGGCCTTCCAGGCGTGGTCGGTGATGAGGGCGCCGCTCAGCAGGCCGAGGACGAAGACGGCGACCACGAACGTCACGATTACGGGGGTGTTGTCACGCCGCACTGGGCGCCTCCTCTCGAAGCTGTCGCTCGTGGACGATCTCGGCGCCGGTCGTCCAGGCCAGGTGCTCCAGCTCGGCGAGCATCCGCCAGGCGAGGGGGGACTTGCCGAGGCCGGTGCGGTAGATGACCGAGGGCCTTCGCCCTCTGAGTAGGTGGATCAGGCGGAAGGGGATGACGTTCTCGGGCTTGACGTCCGGGAACTGGCGGGCCTGGTGGTAGGCGTAGACGATGGCGATCGGCTCACGGTCCTGCGTCACTTACACAGCCTCCCCGAGGAGAGTCAGGGCCTCGCGGAGCGCGGCCTCCAGTCGCTTCACTCGGTCGCCCAGGCGGACCGCCGTGTACCCGGAGGTGCAGTGGCCGGCCCGGCAGATGTCGACCTCGTTCTTCAGGGCGTGCAGCTCCTCGACGAACCCGCCGACCTGCGGGGGCGGGGGCGCCTTGAACTCCAGCGTCTGGGTGTCGACCGGCCGCTCGAAGACGATCGAGCTGGCCTTGATGGCGGCGAGGTCGAGCTCTCCCCCGCGCCTGGTGTCCTCCGCGATGCGCTGACCCTCGTCGATCCAGCCGTATCCGTTCACCACCGCGCTACCTCCTTGGTCATCCGGTTCTCGTACGACGCCCGCGACTCGGCCGTCAGATGCCAGCCACCCTCGGGGCACTGGTAGGCGCGGCTCTCCACCTTCAGGCCGCGCATGGTTCCTCGGGCTGCGCCCTGCCGGCTGCGCTTGGCCTGGGCCTTGCCCAGCGCCTTCTCTGCGTTGTGCCGGCTCATGAAGTCACGCTTGGCTCCGCAGTCGCACGGCCTCCACTCGCATCCCATTCCGCTACCTCCTACAGTTCGTTGATCGCCTTGGCCGAGCCCTTGCGGGCCGCGGTCTTCTTCTTGGCCTTGATGCTCGGGTCGTCCTTGACGAACCTGTCACACTTGCACTCGACCCGGTGGCACTTGCCTCGGCTCGATCCTTCGATGGCGTGGTCGTTGGGGCTGTGCCCGCACTCGGGGTTCCAGCAGTAGCCGGGCCAGCCGCCGGCCTTGCCCTGCGCGTTGGCGAGGATGACTCCGGAGGACGTCAGCGGCACGATCTTGCCGGTGCCTCCGATGCTCACCTTCTTCGCGAAGCTCTCCGCCTCGGCGACGGCGCCGAAGGGGCCGAAGTTCAGGCCCTTGTGTCCGCCGTCCCAGGTGTGGACGAGGGCGTACAGGTCACGCATCTGGAGCATGTCCCCGACCTCCTTGATCACCGCCTTGGCCATCTGCTCGGGGCTGTCGAACGTCGGATCTTCGAGGATGTCGACGATCTTCTTGACCTCGTGCGACCTCGGCGTGATCCTCACGCGCTACCTCCTCTCGTCTGGCTGCCATCATCAGGACCGAGGCGCCACCCTCGGCCGACCTCCTTCCGGAGGTTTCGGCATGTCACACTTGCACTACTCGGGCTGCTTCTCCTCTCGGGCGAGCGCGTCCTCCAGCTCCGCGAGCAGGCTCCCGAGGTCGCCGTGCGAGTCGTTCCAGGCGTCGTAGCTGTGCTCGTCGTACGCCTCGTAGGAGTTGCCCTCCTTCAGCTCCCCCTCGTCGTCGAGGAATTCCTGGATGCCGGCCTCGCGCTCGTCGTACGCCTCGCGGTAGCGGGCCAGGATCTCCTGCACGGTCTCGGGCTGCTCACTCACTGCTCAGTTCCTCTCTCGATGACGCGCGCTCCGTAGCGGCGGGTGTTGACGTAGGTGAAGACGTTCTGGGTGGCGGCCTTGTCCAGGCTCCGCCAGTCGCCGGCCTCCTTGTGGAGGCGGGTCTGTCGCTTGTCCAGGAGCTCGATCTCCGTACCGTCTGGCAGTTCGTCGAGCTCGCGGATCTTTCCGATGCGGTTCAACTTACACACTCACGCCGCGATGTGCAAGTGGGGCTCGACCAGGTTGGCGACGCCCTCCAGCTTGTCGTGCAGGTCGACCACCGATCCGTCGTTGATCAGGTGGTGGTCGAAGTCGTAGTCGTCGAGCGACGTCTCGCTGACGTGGGCTCGGCCGTACTTGTCCTTGGCCGGGCCGACGCCGGGACGGTCCACTCGGATCAGGATGCCGCCGCGGGCACGGATCGCGTCCGCCTCGTTGGGGAACCGGCAGTCGGTCACCACCAGGGCAGGCGCGTCAGCGTGCTGGTTCAGCAGGGCATCCACCCACACGTTCTGGCCGAGCACGTCGCGGCCGGCCTCCGTGCCAGCACGCTGGAGCAGGGCCCGCACCTCGGGGTACGTCACCTTCGCGTAGTCCCACCCGGTGCGGTCGATCAGGGTCCGCAGTCGCAGGTTCCCGGCGCCGTAGTGGCCGGGGATCAGGGGATTCAGGGCGTAGAGGAAGTCCTTCAGCTTGTCGGCGAAGGCCGCCTGCCTCCAGCCCCTGGTGACCAGCACGTTGGCCGCCTCGTTCTTACCGGACCTCGCGTAACCCGCGAGTCCGATGATCAGATCACTCACTGTCGGTGTCCTTCGGGTAGTCAGGGAAGATCAGGTCGGCGTAGTCGTCAGCGTCCGGCCCACAGCAGCACGGCTTCCAGTAGGTCTCCCGGATCTCCTCGGCGGCGTCACGCTTGGCGGCGCGCACCAGGTCTTCGAGCTGGCGCTTGCGCTCCTCGTACTCCTCGCCATACACGCCGCCCAGGATGTTGGCCAGGGCCACCTCGACAGTCGGCGCCCAGCGCAAGCGCCCGTCCGCGTACTCCCAGCCGTCTTTGTCCCGCGCCATCAGGCGGCCACCGCCTCGAAGTAGAACTCCTGGTTGACCTCGCCGGCACGGACCAGCTCGCCCTCCAGGTGGGAGAACTCTCGGTCCACGGTCACCGCGGTCGACTGCACGCGGGCCCGGCCCTCGACGAAGGCGATGCCCAGGTCGGTGATGGACCACCTCTGCTCGGTCTCGCGCTGGGCCAGGCCGAACCAGGCCAGCTTGGCGAACACCGCGTACTCCGGGTTGGTCAGGTCCAGCTCGTCACGCTTCAGGGCCTGGCCTCCGTGCAGGTACAGCTTGCCCAGGCCGGCGACCTCGGACTTGCCCAGGCGGTAGCGCTTCTCGATGCTCACTGTGTGGTCCTCTCGTCATGGCTGCCATCGTCAGGAGGTGGGAGCCACCCCACCCCGACCTCCCTTCAGGAGGTTTCGGCACACTTGCACACTGGGTCAGGCACTCAGGGCCTGACGACGTCCACCCACCTGGGTCTGGCCGAGGTTGGCGCGCTCCCCCGCGGCCCGGCCGTCACGCCAGCCGGTGCCGGTCAGTCGGCGACGGGGCGCGGTCTTCAGCTTGGGGTGGGCCCGCTTGAAGAACTGCTCGACGGCCGCCTCACGCTTCACCAGGACCAGCTCGGCACCCACCGTGCCATGCTCGGCGGACTCACGCACCGCACTCTCCTCGGCCTGGTCCAGGCGGCGGCGCACCGAGCTGGAGAAGCCGGCCATCCAGCTCTTGCGGTAGGCGGTGGTCGACTCGCCGTACTGGGGGCGGCCCTTGGCCATGCCGTTCAGGGCCTGGAGCTGGAGCGAGCTGAACAGCATCTCGATGCGGTCGAGCGTGGACTCGTGGGCGTACACCCGCACCTTGCGGTACCGCTTGCCGGTCGCGTAGTCCGTCAGGCTCCAGTACACGTTCTGTGCACCGAGGGCGTGGGTGATGGAGAACAGCAGGGCCGCGCGGTCCGGGACGTACTTGCCCTTGATGTCGAAGCTGCGGGAGGTGATGTTGTCCGTCTCCGGGCGGGCCTCGGCCAGCATCGCCTGCTCGACGCCGTACTTGGACATCAGGGCGGCGGCCTTCGCGAAGTACGCCTCGGCCTCGTCGGGGTGAGCGGCCGGGTCCTCGGCCTTGGCGAGCAGCGCGCGGATCTTCGCGATCTTCGAGTTGGTCTCGGTCATCTCAGCACCTCATGTCGTCATGGCTTGGCATCGTCAGGGCGTGGGCAGCCATCCCGCGCCGACCTCCTTCCGGAGGTTTCGCCTTGCTTCACTTGCACATCACGACGTTTCGCGGAACCCGTCGAAGCAGTAGATGTAGGAGGTGTCGCCGACCTGGGCCCAGCACAGCCGGTGGCCCCAGACGGTGCCGTAGTAGTCGCGCTTGGCCTTCTTGTTGGCCGCCTCCCACGCCTTGCGCTTGGCCGGGTCGTTGAGCTTCGGGTTCAGGTAGACGACCTTGCCGGTGCGCTCGACGTAGTACGAGTAGCCCTTGCCGTTCCCGCGCTTGGCCGCGTCCCAGTAGCAGTCGCGGTCGTCGAAGTCGTCAGCGCACGGTCGCGTCGGGATGTGGAACACGGGGATGTACTGCTTCTGCACGATCGGCCGAGTCGGACGGGCCGGGCTGTCGGAGGCCGAGGCCGGCGAGTTCCAGGTCAGGGAGCCGAGCAGGGCCAGGGCCAGGAAGGTCAGCAGGTGCTTCGCGGTGGTCTTCATTGGTGGTCTCCTCGTCGTCGAACCAGGGCGGGCCCTGGTGGTTGGGGTCGTGGGGTGCGTAGATGTAGGACTTCAAGATGGGGGTCTCGCCGGGCGGCGCCTGGCGGTAGATCCACGCCTGCCGGTAGACGTCGGCCAGCAGGGCGACTCCCCACTTGACCATCTGGCTGTAGCTCAGACCGGCGATGCGCAGGGTCCTGATGTGGCGGACCAGCTCGGGGTCGACCCGTGCACTCAACTGGCGGGGGAAGCGGGGCAGACTCACGCGGCGGCCAACTCCTCCAGCATCTCGGTACCCCAGTCGGTGACGTCGCCGTCCCTGGTCAGGTAGCCCGCGTGGATCAGCTCGTTGGCCGTGCGGCCGTAGGAACCCTGGAGGGTCCAGGCCATGCCGCTCTTGACGAGCAGGCCGAACAGGTCCAGCGTCTCGCTCGCGCTGAGCTCGCCCTGCTCGAAGCTGATGAGGTCGATCGCGATGTCCTTCATGCGTCCCATCGGTCAGCCCTTCTGGATCTCGGTGAGCAGGGCGGAGACCAGGCGGAAGGCGATCGTGAAGAGCGCCAGCTCGGCCCATCCTGCGAGGGTGTCGTTGTTGGGGGTGCCGTCCTTGCGGAGCTGCTCCAGCTCGCGGTATCCCCCGAGCTCGACGAACTCGCGCCACATCAGGTCCGGGTCGGAGTTCGGCGCGTTGTCGGCCACCGAGTCCTGGATGGACTCGCGGTGCTCCTCGGCCGCCTCGGCGAGGGTGATCTCGTACGCCTTCGCGCGGAGCTGGACGGCGTAGATCGTCTCGCGGGTGACCTTGTCGAGGAGCGCCGCTCCGTCTCCGTTCGGGTCGTCCGGGGCGTGCGCCCCAGCGAGCGTCGCCAGGTGGTACGAGTTGTACTTCCGGATGCCGTCGATCGTGGTCATGTGCTACACCTTCACATCGGGTGTCATCGTCAGGACCGGGAACCCCTCCCGGCCGACCCCCTTCCGGGGGTTTCGACTTCATGTGAGTCACAGTATCACATCGGTCACACTTGCACAATCAGTCAGCCGTAGCGGACCTCGTCGAAGCAGGCGATCTGGATGATGGCGTCCGCGGCGTCGGCGTCGATGTGCCCGGCCTCGATACCCTCGTCGGTCCTGTCGCGCCAGGCGTCCAGGATGTAGCCGTGGATCTCCCCGTTCACGTACTCCTGGCCGGGGTCGAGCAGCTTGGCGAAGGCCCGGCGGATGTCGTCCTTGCTCAGGTAGTTGACCGAGTCGACCTCCCGCCCACCAAAGGGGAAGTCGTCGACACCTTCGACGATGGTGTACTCCTTGTCGGTCGGCTTCCCCGCGAACTCCTCCTCGGTGGGCTGCGTGGCCCAGTACGTGATGCCTCCGTACGACGCGGTGTCGACGATGTCCTGGACGTTCTGGTCGGTGATCCGGTTCAGGATGGACTGCACGATCACGGGACTGTCTCCTCGGGTGTGAGTGTCAGGCGTTGGCGGTGATACGGAGGACGGCCGGGGCCTCGTACTTCTTCTGGCGGATCTCCCGACGAGCCAGGGTGGTCGCCTTGTCCTTGCGGCGGGAGTCACGAACGTTGCTGTCGAGGTCGCGGAACTTGGGGGTCACTGTCTGTCTCCTCTGCGTATGGCCTGGCTCATCAGGGCGGGGGCTGCCATCCCTCGCCGACCCCCCGAAGGGGGTTTCGCCTCAGTGCTTCAGTACCTCCTCGATCTCCCTGGTCAGGCCCTCGAAGCCGTCGTCGTCGCCGATCTCGGCGAGCTGGTCGTCCAGGTCTTCCCAGAGTTCGTCCTCGTCGAGCTCGGCCAGCTCCTCGACCGTCACGCCCTTGAGCTCGGCGAACTCCTCGTCTGTCAACTCCCGCTCGTGGGTGCTCACTTCGGTCCAGCGCAGGGTGTACGTCACGGGTGTCTCCTCACAGGCCGATCAGCTTGGACAGTTCGTCGATGGTCGGGACGGGCTGCAACTCCCAGGGGAGGGCGGCCAGCAGGCCCTCGACCTGGTCGGCCAGCTCGCACAGCGTGTGCCACTCGGGGGTGCCGGGGTCCTGGTCCTCGCGCCACGCCTGCACCTCTGCGACCAGGTCACGCAGGCTGGTGGTGCGCTGCCGGATGTCCTTGCCGTTACTCACGCCGCCAGCCCCTCGACGTACTCGACCAGCTCGGCCTCGGTGAGCACGCGGCCCTCGTCCTCGGGGTCGCTCTCGTCGTACGTGAAGTGCAGGTCGTCGTCCTGGTCGCCGTGGGCGTGGCCAAGCAGCCAGCTCACCGCGTCGTCCTTGTGTCCGGCCAGGGCCAGGGCGCGGGCGACCGCGTCCGCCTCCGAGCAGGTGAAGGCCGAACCGGTGTCGAAGGCGGCACCCCCGAGCGCGCTCGCCAGCTCAGCCAGGGCGTCGTTCAGGGCGTCGTGCTGGACCACCAGCGTCGGGGCCGGGGGCGTGGTCTTGCTCTTGCGGAACTTGCGGAACAGGTTCATCTGCTACACCTTCACACTGTGGCCTGCCATCATCAGGGCGTGGGCTGCCATCCCGCGCCAACCCCCGAGGGGGTTTCGGCTTGTCGTGTTGCGACACTTGCACACTCAGACCTGCTTGTTGAACTCGGTTCCCCTCGTGGACGTCCCGACCAGGCGGTCACGCCACACCACCCAGGTCACCGACTGCACCACCATGGGCAGTTCACCCAGCCGCTGGGCTGCCTCACGGAAGCAGTGGGCGATCAGGGCGTACCTGCCCTTGGCTCCGAGCCCGCGGTCCCGTGCCCCGTACTCCTCGCCGACCGCGATGTCGTGGGCGTGCCGGTCGATGCACACCGCGTCCGCATCCGAGGGGTCGAGGATGCAGCGGTAGAAGTGGCCGGTCTTGCGGTCCATGGGCAGCACCTCCGCCGGGTCGGCACCAGCCAGGATCTTGGCTGCCTTGGCCAGCGCGTCGCCCAGGTGACCGGACGGCTTGCCCGTCTCGTACGCGCTCTTCGCGAGCTCGACGTTCAGGGGCCAGGCGGTCTGCGGGGACAGCGCGGCCAGCAGGCCGGCGCCTACGCGGACGTTGCCCTCGGTCATCATGTCGGCCACCTCGTGTGCCGTGCGGTACCACTGACGGCCGCGCATCTCCTGCCCACTGTCCGCCGCCTGCCACACGTCCAGGATGTTCTGGACGTACCGCTCGCGGGTCTTCGCGTCCGCCTTGATGTCGATCATGGTGCCTCTCCCCTGGCTGCATCATCAGGACCAGGCAGCCGCGCCTGGCCGACCAAGGGGGGCGAGTAGGGACTCACCTTCCCTCGGTTTCGCATGGAGGTCACACCGCCCCGACCGGACCCAAGCCGGCCGAGCGCGAGGTGTGGAGTGTGGATCAGGCCCAGGCCAGCTCCCTGTAGAACCGGAACTCCTGGTCACTGCCCTCCCGGCGACGCCGGGCATCGAGCAAGACCTGATCTCCCCCAGTGATCTTCATGTTGTCCTCTCGGACTCTTGAGTTGTTGTTGTCCGACTCGCCTGGCTGGCTCATCAGGGACCGGGGACCACCCGGTCCGACCGGCTCTCGCCGGTTTCGCCTTCAGTCCTTCCAGCCGTCCCACTTGTGGACGGCGACCGTGGTACCGGCCAGCCACACGGTCAGGGAGACCTCACCGTTGCCCCACTCCACCCGGCTGAACTCGTACTCCCTGGAGCCGATCTGGCGGTTGTGGTGGTGCACTCGGTCGCCCTTGTAGCGGGCCGAGCTGCGCATCCTGTACTCGTCGACGTCCGTACGCGGACCCATGGTGAAGCTCATGATCAGTTCCTCTCTCAGTTGGTGGCGTAGCCGCGCAGCTCGGCCAGGACGAACAGGCACTCGGTCACGGTGGTCAGGTCCGAGTAGTCGATGTCCCACCCCTCGTCGTTCGAGATCCCCTGGAGCTGGGCCCGGAGGTCACCCACCGACGCGGGCAGGTACTCCGCGACGAGCTGGTCGAAGCGCTCGGCGGTGGTCTGGTACCAGCCGTGGCTGGTGATCCTCATCGCGATGTGACCGGACGGGGTCGGCATGGTCAGTTCCTCTCGGGGGGATTCGTGCGGCTGGCATCGTCAGGACCGGGGCACCACCCTCGGCCGACCGGCTTCCCGCCGGTTTCGCCCTGCCGCTGATGCGACAGTATCACACTGGCTACACTTACACAACCAGGCTCATGAAGACCACGTCGGGCTCACCGGGCGTCCAGTTCGCGACCCGCTCCGTCTCCTGGAACCCGAACTGCTCGTAGTAGGCGGGCAGGAACCCGTCGAAGCAGTCCAGCTTCACCGCGTGCCGGTTGTTGATCGCGTCCCACACCATGTCCGTCCCGCGGCCCTTGACCGTGGAGAACAGACCGATCAGGGTGCCGTCGCTCGCCACACCGAACCCCGACTGGAAGTCGGCGGTCAGGTAGTACCGGGCGCCGCGCGGCATCTCCTCCGGCTTGCTGGTCGCGTCGGCGATCCTCTCCGAGCTCGACCTCGCCCAGTCCAGGGCGGCGGTGTACTCGGACCACGACGCGGGGTGCATGTAAACGGTCACGGCAGTCTCCTTGAGACGTGAGCAGGCTGGCTCATCAGCGACCAGGTACCTCCTGGCCGGACGCCCCGCAGGGCGTTTCGCCTTCAGCTCCGGGGGGTTACGCGCTCCAGCACCTCCGGCTCGTACTTGGCGTGCCACTCCTCCCAGCACCCCTCCGAGCAGAAGTCCTCGTGCTTGCGGGTCGGGGTCCAGCACCCGTCGTTGTCGCACACGTCCGCCTCCAGGACGCTGCGCTGGTACTCGGCGTACCTCTTGGCCTCCACCTGGTGGGCCTGCTCGCCGAACTCCAGCCACAGGGCACGCAGGTTGTTCTGCCGGAGGCCGGCATTGATCGAGGCACGGAGCCTGCCGTAGGCGATCGTTCCGCGGTCCTTGGTCAGCGACACCATCACATGTTCCTCTCGGGTTTGAGCAGGCTGGCTCATCAGCGACCGGGAACCACCCGGCCGGACCCTCCCTTCGGAGGGTTTCGCCTTGTTGGGCAGGCTCATCAGCGCCGGGCTGCCCAGTCCCGACGAACCGCCCTTCCGGGCGGTTTCGCCTTGTCACACTTGCACACTACACCAGCGGCAAGCAAGTCACACGGGTGACCTCGTAGGTGAAGCCGGCCTCCTCCGCGTAGTGAGCCCGGTAGGGCTCCCAGGCCGCGTCGGCGAGCAGGCCGTCCACGTCCGGGCAACCCAGGACGTCCAGCCACCACTCGGTGGAGGAGCCCTCCATCGGCCACACGTCGTTGGCCAGGTCGTCGCGGCCGTTACCGACCAGCGAAGCGACCAGGTAGCCGTACTCCGGACGCCACGGCTGGGGGTACTCGACCAGGTACTGCGGGTACCCGAACCGGGTGGCGCAGCCGAAGCAGAGGTTCACCCGGTCACCGTCGCAGGCCCGGTAGTAGTGCGTCGCCTGGATGGCGGAGTGGTCGAGCTCGTAGGTGCAGAGTTCCATCGTGCGCTCCGTTCTGGTGTGATTGCTACACTTGCACACTTGGTGCGAAGAGTCAAGCCGACCGCGTCGGCGACTCAGTGACCCCGATTGCTTCGATGCTACGGACCCGCCCTTACGGGCGTTCCGGGGGGCCTTTGCGGGCCCCCTTGCGGGGGCCCCCGGCCCTTACGGGCCGGTTGGCGGCTGACTGGCAGTGCGCCGTTCCCTGCACTGTCGACCCCCCTCCCTTGCGTTCGTTGGGCCCGGTCCCCGTTGCCGGTTTCCGAACCCCCCGTTCGGGGGGCCGAACTGACCTCCACTGATGCGCCGATGGTCTGCCTGGTATCGCCTGCCAGCAAGGCTCACTTGCTGACAGTTCCACACCCCCTGGGGGGTGCTTCACCAGACTCGCACCGGCCGTGAACGCCCCCACACTCACATGTGAGGTCCACCGCACCAGGGCTACCCAGTCCGTAAGAGGTTCGCGAATGGCCAGCCAGTGCGCTGCCAGGGACTGCGGAGGTGGCCCTCCCCTGGCCCGCTTCCCTTCGGGTCGCTGAGCTCCGATACCGGGTGGCGTGTAAGCCTGCCCGGCCACGAGATTGAAGTCTGTGTGCGCTTGGCCTCTCGACCTTGCGCTGAAGCGACAGTATCACACTCGCTTCGGGTTGTGCAACTTGCGCTTTGCTTGGCCGTTCTGCGGTCCGCCGTTACCCGACATCCCAGTTCGCTCGCAGGTGGTTCGTCGTCCCTGCTCACGTCCCGCTTTGGCCTTGCTGGGTCCGACCTTACAGGCTCGGCCCCGGTTGTGCAAGTGTCGCTTGCGCTTCGCTTGCGGCGTCCCGTTGTGGCGACAGACAGAACCTTGCGCCACTTGCACGCCTCTTGTCAAGCCTCGCAGGTCAGAGGCGGTTTTCGCGGTCCCTCGCGGCTCTGTGCGCCGCTCCCAGCTCCCCTCAGAGGGTCGTTGGAAGGGTTGCCCGGAGGGGTCCTGAAACGCGCTCTGACCTGCGGTTTTGGCCGTTCTCGCGGGCCCTTCAACGAACGATCGCGACGTGAGGCGCGCGACGGTAGCACACGCTCGGCTGACAGGTACCCCTGGGGGGTAACCCCTTCGGGGCCGGCTTCCTGAC